GCTCAGGCTCGTCCACAATGCCCTGCGGTCGGCGGCGCTCAGGCTCGGCCACCATGCCCTGCGGTCGGCGTCGCTCAGGCTCGTCCACAATGCCCAGCGGTCGGCGTCGCTCAGGCTCGTCCACCATGCCCTGCGGTCGGCGTCGCTCAGGCTCGTCCACAATGCCCTGCGGTCGGCGTCGCTCAGGCTCGTCCACCATGCCCTGCGGTCGGCGGCGCTCAGGCTCGGCCACCATGCCCAGCGGTCGGCGTCGCTCAGGCTCGTCCACAATGCCCTGCGGTCGGCGTCGCTCAGGCTCGGCCACAATGCCCTGCGTTCGGCCAATAATTGTTTGATTTCACCAACAAGCTTTCTCTTCATCGCTTACCGCCTTTACTTACAGTTTACTTACAGGTTCGCGCGCTCCGCAGCCAAACACTTCCGGCAGACCGGCTCGCGGCTGCTCTTGTTCTTGCCGCCCTTCTGGTTGACGAGAAATATCCAGGCGACCGCTTGTTCCTCGCAGCGGCGGCACTTACGCCTGGTCTCCCTCTCCACCATCATCGTGAAAAACTTCCGAGCCATGGTTTACTATCCTTTGCAAGGAGAACCGCATGAACCGCACACTTATCAGCGATCGGCAACTCTAACTGGCGCGGCGTCGCCACGCTCGCCAGCCGCCCCACAATCTCCTCGTCGCGCAGCAGCAGGTACTCCTGGCCGTCAATCCAGATCGGCGTGCCTGAATACTTGGCGAAGAGCACATGATCGCCGGGCCGCGCCTCGGGAAGCGTCAACACTCCGTACTCGAAGCGGCCGCGCCCAGCCTTCAGCACCAGACCCTCCAGCGGCTGCTCCTTCTGGTTATCGGGTATCAGAATCCGTCCGCTTTGCGGCCCCGCCTCCGTGACCACATCCTGCCTCACCAGCACCCGGTCTCCAAACGGCTCAAATGCTGGCCACTCGAGCGGGAGCGGCCCCGCCATCGGTTCATACGGCCCCGCCCCCGGTTCATAATCACGCCGCCCCTGAATGCCTTCTCCAGTTTCACTCGCCATGCCTGACTCCCCTCGTAACTGAATGCTGTTAACTGCCCATTGTTAGCTGACGGCTGTTAGCCGCTCTCACGGCTTCTTCATCAAGCTGTTGGTCGTTGGGTTCCAAACCCAGCCGGGATACTCTTTTTCAATGGCCAGAATCAGAGCGTTCCACTGTTCCTGCAGGTTCTGTTCCTGCTGTTGCAAAACCTGTTCCTGTTGCTTTGCCAGCGTGAACTTCAACTGGATATTCTCCATCTGCGTCTTCTTCAGTTCACTCAGCTCTGGCGGCAGCGCCGGCTGCACCGGCTTTGTGGCCGCTGGCGCCGCCGCTGGCTGCGCCGGTGTGGGTTGTGACGGCTTGGGCTGTGGCGCGGCAGCCGTAGCGGCGCTGGCGCCGCTCTTTTGCTGCGCGGGCTTGTCCTGGGCATAGGCCAGCATCGAACCAGCCAACAGTATTGCGATTGCAAACGTCTTCATATTCAGGGTCTCCTTGGTTGGGTTAGTGGTCAGTGTGCGCGCTCCGGCGACCGCCGCTGCTGCTGCCAAGATCAGTCGACACGATTCCTCGCGCCGCTGATGCGGTTCGCTGGGTGTGAATGGATTGTGTTAGGGGGTCAAACGAAGAGATTGCTTCGGGTGGGAGACCCGCCGCCAATGACCTGGCCGGCGGTTCTATTGGGTTCTTTCTGATGGCAGCGAACACGTCAAACCTCGCGGCCTCCGCCTGATATACTATCAGACTCGGCCCGGCAGCAGCAGCAGCAGTGTGTAGATACCCCGGCGCGAGGCCGCGGGTTGCGCGATGTACAGCAGATTCCACGCAACCCATCCTGTAGGTTTTGGCGGGGCTGCCGTGTTTGCAACGGCTCCCGGCGAAGAAGAAACGCGGCGCTGTATCGCAAACTCGCCCGCCTGTGCCCCGCCGGTACTACCCCATAATCTCGTTGCCGGGTTATCCATGACGCCCAGCCGGTAAACCGAGCGCGAAAATGCAACTCTTCGCTACATTAGATAGGCTGGGATTGTTTGTCAAGAAAAAAATGCGGGATTGTGCAAAAAAGATCATCAAAGACGCCAACGCTGCTATCTCCTGATCGGCAAATCCATCACCCCGCTGCCGCCCAGCGGCATTCCCAGCCCTTCGCGCCGCTCCGCCGCCTCCAATTCCCGCTCCTTCTTCCAGCGGTAGTGCGCCATGCTGGTCTCGTCCAGACCGCTTTGGCGCAGCTTGTCCAGCTCCTCCTCCAGCGCCACCCGCCGCGGCATCACGCTCTGCTCAATCCAGGTGTTGTACCCATAGCGCGTCTCGTCCAGCACATCGTCCAGCGGGTCGCCGCGCAGCTTCTTGATCGCCCTCCGGTCGTCAATCACCCGCGAGCTCAGGCTCTTGTAGGTGCGCGGACAGGCCTTCGTAATCACCAGGTTCATGCTCGCCAGGCCGTTATAGAGATTCTGCGCGCTGGCCTGGCTGTTCTTGCTCTCGCCGCCGCATTTGATGCATGGAATTCCATGCTTGGCAAACATCTTCTGCATCATTTCGAAGACGCTCTCGCCCTGGCCCTGATGCTTGTCGTCGGCGGTGTCGTCCACCACATAGAGCACCTTGGGCGGCTCCGGATCGCTATCGTTCAGCTTCTTCAGCCATGCGGCCTGCTTCGGCGCCCGGGCCGTCGCTTCAAAGCCCTTCTCGCAGATCCCCTCCACAAAAGTCTTCAACGGCATCTTGGGCTCATCCCGCTCCCGCGTCTTGTACGTCCGCCCCAGCGGGCTGATCGCGTACATGCCGGCCGCCGCGCTGCTGTTCCCAAAGCCGAAGTCGATGCTGATAAAGTGGTTCCACCACCACTGCTCTCCAATCGATTGCAGGGCCGGGCACATATCCGGCTGCATGAAGTCAAAGTAGATGCCCTCGGCGTTGCACCAGCAGCCATCCAATAACTGCTTGCGCAGCACCGCCGCCTGGCTCATCAGGCCCTTGATCTTCGCCTGATAGTAGCTGGGATTGTCCTGAATGAAGGCTGGGATAAAAGCCGTCGAGAACGCCACCGGCTCGCCCGTCGTCCAGGTCGCCCCGCCATAGACCTTGCCCGGCACTGTACTGGTCTCCATCGGCAGGCTGTCGTCCGCCGGCGCGGGAAAATGAATCGGGCAGCGGTTGCGCATGAAGACCTGCATCTGCCATCCATAGCCCATGCCGCCGGGATTGCAGGTGAACCTGCCCCGTACTCGCAGGCCTTTTGAGGGGTCCGCGACCAGCCATGCCAGCATTTTGCGCACGCGATCTTCAGGATGCTGCCCGCTCTCGTCGATGCCCAGCCAACTGCGCGGGTTGCCCTGATGGTTATCCAGATCCCTGTCGGTGGCCAGGTAGCCATACTCCACCGTGCCGCCAGCAGGGAAGACCCAGCTATGCTCGGCGCTCTTGTGTGTTGCGCCCATAGGCTTGTACATCTGATGCATCAGGTCTTTCAGCTCCGCCATATCCGTGCGTTGCTTCCTGAGCAGCAGCGCGTTCAGCGCCGGGTTGCGGCGCTCCTCGGCGGCGTCCATCACCAGCATCTGAGTCTTGCCGCCTCCCGATGCGCCGCCATAATCCAGCAACTCCGCCCGCGAGCACAGCGCCGCCTGTTGAGCAGCGGACAGCGGCCACCAGCCCGTGTACCCGGCGGGCCGCGGCTCCAGCGGAGGAAAGTGGCAATCAATCATGGGCGCGCTCTCCTCGCGCGCAGTGGTCATCCATGACGCCTCCCCACTTTCACCTCCAGCGCCTCCAGCGGCGCCTCCACGGTCTCGACGGGTTGTGCCCCGTTCACCGCGGCTCTATCGCGATGAGCGGGCGGCTGTCCACTGTCCGCTGGCGCCGCCTCGGCTTCCCCGAAGATCGGCGCCGCCTCCGCCGCGCCCATCATCCCCCGCTCAAAGAACGATCCCGGCACCTGCGCGCCTTGGCCAGGGCCGCCCCCCTCCGGCGGCATCATCCGCTCCGTGCCGTTGCGCCCGCTGCGAATCGTTCCCGCCACCACCAGCGCCAGCTTCAACACTTCCATGTGAATTGTGTGCGCCGCCTTCAAGTCCTTGGGATCGGTCTCGATCAGCGCATTCAGCCTGCGCATCGCCCGGCGCTCGGTCTCCCGGCAGAGCATATCCTCCACCTCTTCGCGGCGGTTAATGTCGGAGGCGTCCAGCTTGGCCTGCTCCATGCGCAGTATCTGTTTTTGGATGGCCAGCTCGGCCTGCACATGAGGCCGTTTCAGGAGGGTTCGCGCGTGCTGCTCGGTCATGCGCGCGCGGCGCGCGGCAACGCTCAACTTATCTTCCACCGCCCCATAACGCACGTACTGACGCACCAGAAACAGCTCCTGCGAGCTCAGCGACGGCGCGCGCTTGGGCGTTGCCCCGGTTTTGGCGTTGCTCTTACTCATCGGCACATCTCTTCGGCGCAGCTTTTTTTCCACCGGGCTTTACCGGACTGACCACTGTTCACTGACAACTGACAACTGCGGCGCGCGCGCCGCTAGTACTCAATCCCCGCCTTGTCCAGCCGCGCCATCAGGCCGTCGGCGGCGGCGGCGCGCTTTTCCCCCACTTCCTTGATTGAATTCGTACCTTTTGTCTGCATAATCTTTTTCATTTCCTCTTTCTCGCCGGCATCGGCCCGCTTCCAAATCTCCAGCGCATCATCCATTCCCAGATGGTCTACATCATACTGCAATGCTGTCATGCCGGCGCGTTTAACAATTGTCTCAAACTCGCTGTCAGTCCATTTTCCCGCACCTAATTCTTTCTGGGCTTCATCTGGCCAGCTTGACGTATCCGCGCCCACAGCGCCGGCTTTGCGCAGTTTCATGACCTCTTGCACAATCCGTCGCGACTCCGCCTGTTTATCCTCATCCTGCGGCTTGTCGGGGATATTGGCTATCCTCATCTTTGCCGCCTGGCGCTCCAGCGGCGTTCTGTAATTGTTCATCTGCAAACCCATGGCGGTAAAGAACCCATCCACCAGCCCCTCGCTCGACGTGTTCAGAACTTTTTGCACCGGGATCGGCGTACTCTGCTTTGCATAGTTTTTGAAAAAGCTGCTCTTGGTCTCCTGCCGGCCAAAGTTGTCTCTCCCTGTAATGAACTCGATAGTTGGCCTGACCGTCACCGGATTCAGACGGTTGTAACCCCACTCCACGGGGTCGGTGATCAGCCCGGCAATATCACCATACACTGTGCGCAGACTGATGCGTTTTCCACCCATAACCGATCCCCAGCGTTCCGGCGTCACCACAGCAAAAGCATCTTCCGGCTTCCAGTATCCTCCAGCCATTCCCTTGTCATGATTGATTGCCGCATTGACAATGCGGCAAGTCGCATACATCAGCACCGCGCCTCGAATCAAGGCTAATCTCTGTTCCCCTCCATATTTTGAGAAGCCCTGCGCCACAAACTGCGCGCGCGCCTTGGTAAAGTCCGGGCTGAAAGTAAGCAGATGCTCGGCAGCTTTCCAGGTTCTTCCGCTCATAAAATCCAGATGCCGGAAAAACGCCGGATCCTGGCCGCTGAAAGCCGCATTGGTCTGGCTGGCGCTCATTGCGTGAATCTCATCCGGCGTCATCTTCGCCGCGTGTCCGGGCCTCACTCCGCCGTAGCGGTTCATGTTGCGATCGTCAATGATTTTGTAAGCCTTACCCTTGAGCCGCGGAATCCAGTCGCGGAAGAGATAACGCTTGTAACTCTGCATTCCCGGCAATCCGCTCAGCACTCCCTCCGGGTCAATGTGCAGCAGTTCCAGTCCATGCTTCACGCCCTCCAGCACCTGCTGGTCTTTTGCCAGCACCTTCAAATCCGGCACGCTGAATGGATTGATAAAGTGATCGAGCGCATGGGTTCCTAACTGCACCTGATGGAAGCCGCTGCCGTAGAGAATTGCTCCCTTCACCTTTGCTCCCGCTGTTTGAGTCCCTCTCAGACCAGCTTTCATTACATTCACCGCGGCATGTTCCGAGGGTGTCTTCAACCAGCTCTCCGCCAGCAGGTCGCTGATCCGCCCGGCATAATCCTTGTGAATCAGCAGGTCGCCGCGCATGGCCGCCCTCTTATCAGCGGGCACGGGAAAGTGTGTATCCTCCGGGCCAAAGAGCTTGCCTTGCTCGGTTTCGCTCATCTTGTCGTAGCCCGGCACCAGCATTTTGCGATCAGCCTCCGTCATCTCCCACTCAAAGTTCTTGAGCTGGCTATAGGGCAGACGCACATAGTCGTTCATATCCAGTGGCCGTTTCGGCTGTTGCACAATGCGAGCATCGCCACTTGCATCCTTGTCCAGCATCGTCCAGCCCGCCCGCGACTCCAGCACGGCGATGGGCTTCAACTTCTCATGCTGATTCAGGTAATCCAACACCTCTTTTATCGCCGTCTCCTGGGTCTGGCCTTTGTTCGTAAACAGCGTGTCTTCCGGGCCTTTCACGTACCACATATCCTTGCCGTCGTCATCCTTGAGGCTGATGGGTTCAAAGCCCGTGGGCAGTTCCGTGTAGACCTTCGGCTTCTCCACCGTCCCGGTTAGCAGACTCTTGACAAAGCCGCGAGTCATAAATGCTTTTGTGAAGGAGTCGTGATACGCGCTCAGAATCTTGCCCGCATCCATCGTCTTGGGGTCTTCGCCATGCGCCAGCGCCTCAAAGAAGTTTGGCCAAACACGTTCTTTCAGAAAGCCGGGGCTGGGCGCCAGTTCGCTCAGGCTGGCCGCCGCACGGATATTCCCCAGCATCGCCGGGTCACTGGCATACATGTGCATGGCATAGTGGCTGGCTCCGGCGGGCAGCAGCCCAGCATCAATGAGAATCTTGAGTTGTTGATCGAAGTAATCCCGATGCGCCGCCGCCACCGCTTTCTGTTCCGGCGTGAGGCGTAGCGCGTCTCTGAAGTCTTGCAGCCGTTTCTGCGCGGCGGGATTGGCCATGTGCCTGACTTCTGCCGCCCACCGCTTCAGTTCCTGCTCATCTTTGGCTTCGCTAAAAACGGTGATGGCGTTGCGCTCGCGCTCGCTGGGCGCAACGCGCTTCAACTCCTTCTGATAGGTGTCCACATCCATTGCGGATTTGAACTCGGCGCCGCGCAGGTCACCCAGGTTCTTGAAGTAATCAGTCCACGGCGCGGGCTTGCTCCAACTGCTCCATGCACCAACGGAAGCGCCATGCACGGCGCCCAGGGCGCCTTGCAGTTTGGTGCGGCCTGTACCAAACGCATCCCGGCCGGCATCCGAGGCGGCGGTCACGCGCTCTTTCATGGTCATGGAGCGTTTAGGCAGCTTGGCCAGTTCGCTGATTGCATCTTCCAGCGCATGGCTGGTATCCAGCTTCGACGGTGTAGCGCCGGCCTCCCGGCCGGCTGTCGCGCGGGCGGCCTCGCCAGCGCGCTGAAACATCGGAAAGCCTTGCTGCATCGCGCTCTGGCGCATCGCGTCGGTCACCGGCAGGTAGGGCACGGTCATATCCGGTCCAGCTAAGTGAGTTTTGTATTCCTCGGCTGCCATTTTTGCTTGGTCCATCCTAAACACTGAGTTTGATCCGAAGAATTTAACAGGGGACCCGTCGGCATCTTGGACTTCATATCCATTGCCAACCTGTTCAACCTTCAGCTTTGCGTGATCGCCGAGTCGCGTCTCCCCCACCCGCGCGCTCTTCAAAAACCATGTCGGCGCCTTGTCCAGGTCTGACCACTGATCGCTGATAGCTGAAAGCTGTTTTTGAAACAGGCTCGCCATCCCCCCCGCTTCCGTCCCGGCAAACAGCGGCGACTCCCGCTCCATCCGCCCCGCCGCTCCGCTGATGCTCGGCCTGGGCGCAAGCAGCCGGTCAGAGAGTTGCAATCCCGTCTCTGAGAGGTTTCTGGCTTGAGCCACGTGCCGTAGTCTGATATGTTCTTCGAGCCGCTCTATATCTGCATCAAGTCGGTCTAATTCATCGTTGGCGCGGGCGAATTGTGCGGTGCCCTCAGGTGCGGCGGAGTACGCTCTAGCGGCTTTATCATGCTGCGTGTGCAAATCGGCAAGCTCTGCATCTAATGCGGTAACCGCCTCGCGTTCCCGCACAGCGCCCTCAAAGCCCGGCAGCGCCACCGCCTCACCCTGCAACGGCACAAACCCAGCGCGGCGCGCCCGCATCCGCTGGAAAAACCCGCTCCGCGCCGCCGGCACTTGCTGATCGCTGACGGCTGACGGCGGACGGCTGCTCTTCAGTTCACCTTCCTTCGCGCCCGCTCGCGCAGCACCTCGTTCATCACCTTTTGCCGTGGGTCGTGTTCCGGCGCCAGGCTCACGTGATACTCGCCCGGTTTCAGCGGCGGCATCTCCCGCAAATGCTTTGCCGCTATCTGGTCGAACTCTTTCTCGTGCTTCCGGTTCAGCGCCTCCCGGAATGCGCTGGTCATACTCCCTGCCATAGTCTGCCCCTTTCAGTTCATCAATAATCCGTTGCATCGACCGCTCCACCGGCGGCATATCATCCAAAATCTCCGGCCCAAATTCATCCACAGCCGCCGTCAGAAAAGCGTGTGCCACGTCGACACGCTCCGCTTCAGTTGCATCCAGCGCCGGGTCGCCGGCCAGCGGTTTGGCCAGCAGCTCATGAGCCATCTCCCATTGCGCCGCCGCCGGATCGCCGGCGCCATACCCCAACTTACGCAGCCGCGCGGCCATCTCCGCCACCTCAGGCCGGGTGGCAATCTCTCGCATGGCGTCGGAGTTCATTAGCTCATGCCGGATTGCCCAGCCGTGCCAGGCCTCCTCGCGCGCCGTGTCGTCGCGATAGTCGCCGCGCAGCACCGTGGTCAGCCCATCCTCACCCTTGGCCGCCGCCAGCGCCTTCGCCATCCGGTCGTAACCGTCCGCCGCCGTGTTCCGCCCATCCTTGCGCGCGGCGGCCGCCGCCTCCCGCATGATTGCCGCGCCTGTCCGGCTCACATGTTCCGGCAGCGTCATGCCCAGCCAGTCCTGCCCCGCGCCCAACGGGTTCCGTCCGGCGCTATCCGTCATCTTCGCAAAGGCCCGATGCCACAGCACCGCCGAATCCGCATCCAGCGCCACCGCCCGCCGCCCCGCCGCGTCTACCGCCTCCGGCCGCGCCGCCACCGCATTCTCATGCAGCCCGCGCCCCTTCGCCGCATCCTTGGCCTTGGTGAAGCGTGCAATCCGCAAAACCTCAGACTCGCCGGCAGAGCGGGGACTCGGAACTCTGTTCCCTGCTTCGCCGGCATTTCTAACTCCTCCAGCCGCACTAACACTGCCCGTGCGGCCAGCATCAGTATACGCCACATCCTGCGAACGCGCCACGGCTTCGCCGCCAGGCGGCATGGCAGGCGAGGTTGCTCCGGATGGTTCGGCTTTGCGCAGCGTGCCATCCAAATCCACCAGAATAGGCTTGCCTTCATCGCCGGGGTTAGTGGTATGGCTTAATATGCGGCCAGTGTTGTGTTCCACATTTGAACTGTCGTCGTAGATAGCCCCGTCTCCGGCATCCTTCACGTCAGTGATCGGCAGGCTCACCCCAAACTGCTCGCGGATTGCCGCATCAACGGCGCGGCGGTTGGCTTCGACCGGCTCCCTGCTGATGCGCCGCGTAAATATCTTTACGGGCAAACCTTTATCAATCCGCTCACGCACCAGTTTGGCAATGTCTCCGTCGATAGGCGCCCCTATCGGCGGCACTGTAGAGCCGGCATCCCCGCCCGCCGCCTGCTTCTCCGGCCACCGCACATACTTTGCGGGAATGTCGCGCAACGTGCTGCCGTCGGCAAGGTCCACACGGACCAATCCCGGTATTCCGTTCGTGGGCCTTGAGTAATGCCGCGCGGTGCCGCTCACCCAGCTTCCGTCTACCTTATTGCGCACCTCAACAGGCAACGCAATCTTGTTGGTCTGCCCGTTTGGAGGCCGCCATTCTACCTCTGCGGCTGGGGCGCTTCCGCTTCCGGCTGTGGTTGGGGCTGTAGGTCTGGGCGCTCCGGCTGGCTGGACTGGTCCGGCTGAAGCGCGAACCTCTCCTGCATTTCCTCTGGATGCGCCAGCGCCCACTGCACCGCGTCCCGCGCCCGCTGCTTGCTGGGGCTGACCCGCCGCGGCGAGCGTATCCGATTGGTTGAGGTCTGCAATGCCATGATGGAACTCCTCGTCTGTCAGTGTACTCCCAAATGCGTGATTGAAGGCGTCAAAAGCCTCTCCCCCGCCAAACATTCTTGTTGCGCCCGGCAGGTTCTGCTTCGCGTCTGTAGCAAAGTTCTGAAAGCGCGTCCTGACCGCATTCGGCTTTTCGTCCAACACCTTTACCAGCGCGTCGACAACCGGATTCCGGCCCGGCCCAAAGATGCTTCGCTGGTTCACCGTCAGTTCTACCGTCGAGCCGTTCCGGGCAATCGTCGTGTGCTCAGCCACCGCGCGCAGCAGCGCCGGCCTAACCGCATAAATCAGGTTCCACTCATCCGGCCTCGAGCCAATCGCCGAGATCGACCCCAGGCTCTTCTCGATCTTGTCCTTGATCGACTTCGGCGCCGCGTCCAGCAGACGTGAATCGTTAAAGACCGACCCCATCATCGCCCGTTCAATAAAGGTTTTGCCCTCTTCGCTCAGCGACTTGCCATCGGATTCAAGGTACTGCGGACGCTCCCGCTCGGTCAGCGCGCCGTCCTGCACCATCATCTGCAATATCTCCGGGCCCTTGCGACCCAGCACCTCGCGCAGGCTGCTGTCATCCTCATTCTGCATCGCGCTCACGGTTTGCAGGGTCTCCGGCTTCAACTTCTTCCCGGCGCTCACCGCCCGCTCGCTCACGCCCAGCGCCCCGGTCATATTCTTGTTCAGCTCAGAGCCGATCCGCTGCGCCTCGTCCAGGCTGGCTGGCCGGTCAATCTGCCGCACCAGCACCGGATATTTCATGCCGACGACCTGCTCCGGCGTCAGGCCATAAGCCGCCGCATCCCGTCTCAAGGCGTCTCGATACGTCCCACCCCGGCCCTCAGCGTAAACCCGCTGCGTGCTCATTGCCCGCGAGTTGCCGCCCAGCACAGTCCCGTCCGGCGTAATCACCGGCGGGCCGTTCACCGCGTCCGGGTTGGTATTCACCGTGTAGGCCGGGTCGTAGTTTTGCGCCTGGTCGATCACCCGGTTCTGCGCCTCTTTGCTGCGCTTGTAATCCCGCTCCTGCACACCGGCGGGGTACTCCGGATTCGGTTCAAAGCTCTGCGCATGATGGCTGGGTGCAAGGTCGCTCGCCTCTACCAGCCGATAGATCCCCGGCAGCTTCCGGGTCGGCGTCAGCACCTCCGTCGGCCGCCCATCGTGCCCGCCCACCGCCGGGCGCACAGGCAGTTTCTCCGGTTCCCTGACCGGCTGAACGTCAGGCGTTAAGTTGGCTGGCGGCTGCGCTTGCGGCCTCGGATTCCCCAGCATCGTTTGCTCGGCGCTGTCCTGCAACACCGCGCGCCCCTGATTCTCCGGCTGCTGACCGCTGACCGCTGACGGCTGCGCTTTCTTGTGAATCTCCTCAATCTGCTTCCCCAGCCGGTCCGCCTCCGCCTGATCGCCGCGCGCCAGAGCCTCTTTCTGCTTCTCGTAGAGCGGGTCAGTCTCCTTCATCGCGTCGGCCTGGCCCTTGGGAACCACCTGCAACTCGCTGACCTGATTCGCCTCGCCCGCCGCGCCGGTCCGCACACCATACTGGTCCGCCTGCAACCCGTTCGAAGTGATCTTGTCGCGGCTCTCCACCGGCAACTGCTGCTCGACGTTCTGCCGCACGGCGGCCAGCGCCTCCGGCGTCTCCGCGCTCACCCGCGCCCCCAGATGGTCGATATTCGTCTCGGATGGCTTGCCGCGCGCTGCCTTGTTGGCCTGGCTCTCAGCATCCTTGACGCGGCTGCCCTCCACCTGCGCTCCCGGCACCCCGGCCACCGCCTGCTCCGCCATGCCTTGCAGCTTCGGCTCCTGCTCCGTCGCCGATGCGCGTATCTCCGCCGGCTCCGCGCTCCCCTGCACCACCGGCCGCTCCGCCTCCGGCTGACCGCTGACGGCTGACGGCTGCTCCACCGTTTCACGTGGAACGCCCGCCGGCGCGGCCAACTCACCAGCCACAAGCCGTACAGGAGCCGGCACCGGAGCCACTGGAGCTTCACCACCGCCTGCCCGCCGCCCGCCAACCGTCAGCGACGCCGTGGGTCGTCCAGGCACCACCACACTGCCCTCTTCAGGGCTGTAAGAACCTTCCGGACCCGGCGCACGATAAGCTGGGCGGTAACCGGCACGCGCCTCGACCGGCCCCACACCTACGCGCACACCGCGCTCGCCGTAAGCTCCGGTGTAGCCTTTTCCCTTTGCGCCGAGACCACCGCCCAAAATGGCTCCCACATCTCCCGCCAGAGCCACGGTGTTAGCACTGGCTCCAATGGTTTGAGCGGCTTTGCTCGCCACCAGGCTGCCAATCGTTCCAAAAACCAGAACCGACGCCGTTACTGGAGCATTTATAGCGGCGCCCGCTGCCATGGCCGGCTTGCCAAACGTCTCCATCGCTCCACTGACCGCCTGATGCGCGCCGCCTTCTCGCTCATCAAAGCTACGCGGGCGAATGCCCTTTCCGGCCAGTACGCGTACTACACCATCCGCTTCCAACTCAGGATACATTGCCGAGACCTTGGCGTAGGCGTCTCCGTAATCCTGATCGGTCAACACTCGCATCCCGGCATCGAGGTTCTTTAAGCCTTCAATCGGATGGTAGGGAAGATCGATATGCTCTTCACGCGCAATCCGTGCGGCCTCGCTCTCGGTCGGTTCCAGGTGCAGCCCGCTAGATACCCCAGGAGCCATATCTTGCAGCGTGTGTCCGGCTTGGCTGTTAGCAAGCCACTCCCGCGCTTGCTCCAGCTTGCCCTGCTCCGGCGCGGCGCTCAGTTCTGCCTGCTCATGCCCGCGGCCAATCACCGGCGCGGATGGCACCAGTTGCGGCCCACCCTGGGCTGGCTCTAACGGCACCGCTGGCGCGGGCGTGGGCTTGAATGCATCTTGTGTGCCCAGCGCGGCGCGCGTCCTCTGCTGCAACTCCTCAGCGGCATTCTGCGGCACGGCCTTTTGCGGGTTCACAAAGGCGCTGGAGGTCATCTTGCTCTGGTCTGCCGGTCGCTGCGCGGGCGCGGGCATCAACTGCAGCCCCTGCCGCACCATCGGCGGCCGTGCGCGATCGATGGCTTCAACGCCGTAAAGCTGGCCCAGACTGCTCGCCGCTCCCGGCTGTGCCCCAGCCAAAGGCGCGGGCGGCGCTGTTGGCGCGCTCGGCGTGGCCACGGCCTGTGGTCCTGCGGTCGGCGTCGGCGCGGGAACTGGCGCGGGTGGTGCTTTCGTTTTTAGTGAAGCGATGTAAGTAGCATACGGATCATCCGCCGGCGTTGGCGGCGTTGGCGGCGCTTTCGTTTTCAGTGAAGCGATGTAGGCAGCATACGGATCTTGCGGTGGCGGCATCCCGCCTGGGGGCGCATTGCTTGCCGTAACTGGTTGTACCGAAGCGTCCACTGTGCCCCCCTTGACTTTCAATCATCCCCGGCTTATTATCTGTTACCGAGGTGTTTCATGCGCATTCGCTTGTTTGTAACCGCTCTCGCCTACGCCGTCTTTCTGCTCGCTCTGCTGGTCTTCCCACCCTTCCATGACGGCCTCCACCATCTTTACACCTGGCGGCCTGCCGGTCTCCAGATCGAGGCCATGGTGCCCGATTGGGTCTCTCCCGGCTGGTATCTCGCTCACGTGGAATCCTTGACCCTTCCTGACCTTTTCCGCCTTCGCTTTGAAGCTCTTATCGGCCTGGTCTCAGCCGCGCTTCTCTTTCTGCTGCTTGAACTCACCGCCCGCTGGCGCTCCTGTTCTCCTAATTTGTGCCACTGGCGCACACTGCATGGCTTCCTCTTCCACACCCCGTAGAACGTGTTATGGAATCACGGTATGTCCAAGAGACGCGGCGTGCTCAATGATCTGTCTGTCCGTCTTGCCTTTATTCACCGGAAATGTGCGCGCTACGGATATTGGTATCCCAGGTTCCGCCGCCGCCGCCGGTGCCGAAGGTACTGCGGTTCCGGCCGTCGCGCTGGCATCCGCGCCCGCCGCTCTTGTGCTCGCGAGCTGTCCATCCGGTTTGATCTCATAACCCATCTTCGATAGCTTGACGTTGTAACTCTTTCTGATCTGGTCGGCGGCGTTGACGTACTCTTCATTTGTCATGCTTTTATTTGTGTAATTATTACGCCATCTCCCTGTCGTTGGGTTCTGTATGAATCCAGCACGAAACTTTTCTAACTCGCCGCCAGCCTTTGCCCAAAGAGACTGAGCAACATCCTCGTTTTGCCCGCCACCCCCCGCCCTGCCGCTCGCATCTCTCACCACGCCCATGTATTCTTCATAGTTAAGTTTTCCGCCTTTCTCCTTCTCTTTGAGAGCCACACCGCGCGCCACGTTGATCTCTTCGGCTGTAGCCTGCCGCTGCTCACCGGGCTTCGGCATCTCTCCCGTCAGCAAGTAATGTGCCTGCGCTGCATCGCGCTGCGCCGCCGGCACCAGGTTAGCCACTGTTGGCCACAGCTGCTGCCGGTCAGCAAACATCGCCGCATCCTTCGCGGTCTGCTCACTCCCGGCCGCCGCCCCCTTGGCCTCCGGCGTGCTGTTGAGCTCCGACGCGCCCTTATTGCGCTCCTCCGCTGACTTGTTCAACTCGGTTGCCTGGAACTTGCGGCGCTCAATCGCGCTTTTCAGGGACTCAGTCATTGCCGGCCGCGCCGCTTCATCATAGGCCAGTGTCGCCGTCCGATCAGCCTCCGCCTGGTCGTACTTTTCATTAGGAGCGCCATACGCTTTTCCTCCCGGCTCCGCGCCGGGGCTGATTGCGCCATAAAGAGCTCCGGGTATTCCGTGCAAGGCTAATCCGACGCCGGCTCCTCTCAGGCCCCTCAAGATGCGTCGCCCCATGCTGGCCTGAAAGTTGGGGAGCGGTTTTCCGTCCGCATCCGTGCCGCCATGAAGTATCTTTCCCGTGCCTACACCCATATCCCCATCAGGCCGGTTCTCACGCATTTGTGTCGGTCTGTGTTCCTGTAGAATCTTCGTGTCCAGCGCGCTCAACTGTGAGGTGTCGGGCTGATAGTTAGCCGCCTGCTCGGCAGTCGTCAGGTCGGCATTCGCCGCCGCCACCTGATCAGCCGCCGTCAGCGCCGAGCCGCCCGTCATCCGTGGCGGCGCTGATGGCTGCGGGCTGTTGGCTGTTTCCTGCTCTGCCGGCCACGCCGCCCATTTTGATGCCACAAGCCGAGGCTTCAGCTGCTCCTCCGGATCCAGCGGGCTGCCCGCGCTGGGATACTCTCCATCTGGATCGTATTGGGTCAGGTTGCTCGCAAAGTTATTACCCATCAGATTCTCCCTTCATGGAGGTGAACCACCTCTCCGCCTTCTTGTGCGCGGCATTGAAGATCAGCCGGAAGATAGTTGCAGCCACAATTTTATCCTTGCGACATCGACCCATACGGACCTCCTTTTTCCCAGTAATCGGCAACTGGATTTTTAACAGCGGCAGCCTTCCCTTCGGTAGCCAATGCCTCTTGTGACAATGCGCCCTGCTGATTCGCCAGATTGCCCTGCATCTGCGGCAAAGCCTGGTAACCGCTTAGCGTCTTCTCGTTGTAACCCGCCTCTGCGCCGATGCGCTGCTGGTTGGCTGTGGCCTCTGCCTCGCCCAAAGTGCGCTGGCCCTGCTGCGCCACCTGCTCACTGGCCGCTATCGCCTGCGCCGGGTTCGCTCCGCCATGCACAGCGGCGTCCTGCAACACCTGCGCGTTCGCGTTGGCGCCGGCGTTGGCAGTGTTGGCCAGCACCTGGTTCTGGCTGGTCGAGTACTCGCCGCCCTGCACATAGGGGTTTGCCCCGGAAAACTTCGCCAGTTGCGACTGGTATGTGCCAATGTCATTCTGCGCCGCGGTGAACCCACTCTTCGCATCGGCATTATAACTCTGATTCTGCGAATTCGACTGACTTACAACATTTCCAATATCGCCTCTGCTCATCTTCGCCTCCTGCTTGCGGTTAGGAAACTGATCATTTCTCTCACAGCCCCCGGTAAAAGTGAGCCAGGTAATCATCAAGCCGGTGCATTCCCATGCGGTCTTTCAAAGCTGCTTCCAGCGCGGCCAGATGGCGGCGCGGCGGCAGAATATGCAAATCCCTGTAACCCAGCCGGCGCAGCTCGTAGAAGATGCCCGGCGCTTCGTCCAGCACGGCGTCAAGCTCCTGCGCGCCGCCGCCAAAGCTCATGTACTCCAGCGTCCGCTCAAAGATGTGCGCCGCCGCCAGCCGCCCGCGGCTGTCAATCTCCGCCAGCGCCAGCGGCACATCCGCCAGCAGCTTTCCCGCGGCGTCGAAGATGCGCGGCACCCCGTAGCTGGTCCCGTCGCGACGGTTCTGCGCCGCGCAATGCCGCCGCGCCTGCGCCAGGTCTCGCGGCTCCAGCTCCCGGAATGTGAATCGCTCGCCCACCACTCCCTCACTGCTTCTTTTCAATCTTCTTGGCCACGCCATGCCGCCGAGCATAAGCGTGTGTGTGCGCGGCGCTTCCCTCAAGCTCCGCTATCTCCTGCCGGATAATCGCGTGCGGATCAATCTCGCCGGTCTCGGTCTTCGGCTTTACATGGCCGCAGAGCGGGCAGCTATCATGTCCCAGGTAGATGCTCACATGATGCTGCGCGCCCGTCTGCGATTCCTCCAGCACCACATAATGCCGCTTCAGGGCCATGTCCACGTGTTCGCTCTTCTTTTCCCAGCTCATATCGTTGTCAGCCTCCCGCCATTGCCGCCTTGCGCTCCGCCGCCGCCCGCCGCTCCGTTCACGTTCCACTCTCCCACCGGCTCCCAATCGTCTTTCATCACTCCGGCGAGCGTGGGACTGGCGTGATACTCGCGGCCATCGTAAGCAATTACACCCTTTGTGCTGCCGGATGGGTTGATGATGGTCGCGGATGGACGTGTTACCTCCTGACCGCCAACAACCCGTACATAACCCGTGTAAGGTCCACCCGGACCACTGACGGTTACCGTGGTGCTCACTCCGCCCCCAGGACTGGAACTTGCATTCACATTGGCGTAGTTAGTTTGGTTCAGCGCCAATGCGGCCACGCTCGCCGCGCTGGTCATCTTCCCCGCACTCACCGGCTGGGTTCCTGCGGCCTCGTATGCTGACCAGTTCTTTCCATCAAAACTCGATCTCCGCCGAAAATGCGCTGTCACCCCCGGCTGTGGAATTGTGATCTGCGAAGCTGTTGTCGGCGGCATCGTCGTCACCGGCGTGGTAAAACTCTTGGTCGCGGACCAGCTTACCTCGTGCCATACCGTTCGCCCGTTCTGGCTTCCATTGTTGATCTGGACGGTGTGCGCTCCGTTTGCCCCGGTCACCGCCATGCTGACTCCGGCCGGAGCGGCCTGGCCGCCGGGCGTCAAAGCATTCTCGTTGGTGGCCATCTGCCCCTGCACCAGTCCCTCCGCCAGCCCGCGAAAGTCCTCCGCCGCGGCTCCATCCGTCTTGGCGATCGCGGCGCGCACATTCTCTATCTGCGCGGCAAATGGCATCGGGTTGCTAGGCATTTCCCCTCCCGTGCTTTGTGACTGACCTACCGCGCCTGCCCTGCTTCCGTCTCGCCGCGGCCCTGGGTGATCGGCTGCCCATAAATCATCATCGTCTTCAGGCTGCACCAGGCGTCCGGCATCTTGTAGTTTGTGAACTCCACGCTCCAATACTCATCCGCCGGCGAGGTTCCCGGCGTCTTCCTTGTAATGCCCACATGCTGGTCCGGCGTCAGAACAAAATCATCCACCGGGACGGCGTTGCTCTTGCCGCCCGCGCCGTCGTCGCGATCGCGCGCGCCGTAGAATGCCGCGCTGATCCGGCCCATTCCGGTGGCGTTTAGGTTGAAGCCCTCCGGCTTGGCCACCGCCTGCATCCATCCCGCGCTCGATGTCCGGTAACGCCAGTCGATGCCCTCGCCATTGTCGTTGTAGATGCCCGGCGTCCGCGCCTGCACCGTGCCGTCAGCCGCGCTCGAGCCATAGAGCAGTTGCGTTACCCCAAAGCTCGAATCCGGCATCGTATCCCAGGCTGGCCCGTTCACGTATGCCGGCCCCAGCGGAAGCGTCCGCTTTACCCGCCGGATCACATTCGCCGAAATGTCGTTGAAGCTATAGCGCCGCGCCGCCTCCATCGTAATCTCATTCTGCATAAACGTGGAGAAGTGCAGCGGATTCTGCCAGCCCTCCAGATAACTCAAAAAGATCACCATATTGGGCGTCGTGCTCGCGCCCGTAGGCACAGAGACCAGCACCTGTTTGGTATTCTCGTCGATGTACACTTCGATGGTCTTCTTGGCCAGCCAGTTAATCTGCGACCACATCCGCGGCACTTCTTTGCTCATCAGATCGTCGTCGCCCTCTTCATACTTGTAGATACCGGTCACATCCACAAAGATGATGAACTTGGCGCAGGCCGCCCAGGCCTTCGGTCCGCAGGCTCCATGGCCGCCGCCTGGGCCCTCGCCGCCCCAGCGCCGCGTCGCCCGCCAGCTTGAGGGGCTTGCCGTGTTGGGCGTCACGCTCCAGCCTGACCCTGAGCAAATGGCCATAAGCCCGCCCTTGAATTTGTCGGTAAATCCGTAGCAGGCCTCGCCATTATTCACAATCGGCAGCGGCCCGGTGTCGCCCCTGAAACTTTCCAGTTCGCCCGGAATCGAGAGCACACCGCCGTTGGTGTAGCCCAACGCGCCGGTCAGCGCCAGCACACCCGCCGTGTCCAGATAGTCCACCCTCACCGCCTCCGGCGGCGCCATCAATTGCAGCCGGTCGGTCACGTCGTTTGAATCCATCAGATAGGTGTCATCAAAGTTAAAGGTGGCCGAGGTGGTCACATTGTCCAGAATCAACGTGGCGGTCTCGGTTACAGTTCCACTCAACTGGGTTTGCGGATAGACCCAGTTCTGCTCTGTCGCCAGGATGTTCACACGTCCAATCCAGTCGAAAGGTCCGTCCACCGTGCCATCGGCCACCGCAAAAGATACTGCCCTGCCGATGGTATTGGCCGGCCCGGTCAGGATATTGAAGGCGGCCAGCTCCCAGCCATCCTCGTCCACCGTGCAGCTCGAGATCGCCGCCACGGTAAAGCCGCTGAAATACTGGTTTTGGTTGATAAACACCGGCACGCCATAGCGATAGCCCTGGCTCCCGCCTATTCCTCCGGTTGTCGTGTCCATCGCAATGTTGCCGCCTGGCCCGGTGGTATTCGATGCGTGAGGATTCGGGCCGGTTGCGCTGTTCAGGATGAAGGGTGTGTCGGTAGGCTGATAATAGCCGACCAGCGCAAATGCGCCCGGCAAAGGCGCTGAGCCTCCCGTCGGCACGTCGGCTTCGTAGATCCCAACCGAGGCAATGGTGTAAAGATCAACATTGTTTTCGTCCTGAGGCACGGCCACCGTCACCATCACAGCATCATTGCTGTTTGTGTTGATGATGGCGGATGCGGGACCGGCGGGCGTCTCACCCGCGCCGTTTGTGTAGGTTTGGCGAAAATAGATGTCGCGCCCGGCTGGAAAGGTTCCCGTGGGCAGCGTGGCGGTATTTGCTGTCGGCGGCGGCCCGCTAGGGCCGGTCTCAGTGACGATAGGCGATGCGCCGAGGGCGTAGGATCCCACCAAGCCAAACAGTGTGGTGTCAGGGATTGGAGATCCCTCGTTCACGCCTCTGGAATAGACTTTGACCCCGGTCACGGTTGGTCCATAATTGCTGGCAAGGCTGACTTGGACACCTTGACCGTCAATCGTGGTGGTGATATTCGCCAGTGCGCCAGGTGTCGTCTCGCCGGCCGCATTGGTCAGAGTCAGCAGAATATAGACGGTCTGCCCATGTGGAAACAGCCCCGCGCCGTTCACCAGGCTCAATCCCGGAGCGCCTGGAGGATTCACCGTGCTGCCCGCCGGAAATCTCTGAATATCCGGCATCGTATCCGGTATCGGCAACTGGCCCGGTGTGATGCGCGCGGTGGTCAGCGCCGGCGCGGTTACCGCGCTTGCGGCCGTTGCGGGGATGGTATAGTTTCCTCCCAGCGCCTCTCCCGCGGAGGCCTGCTCATAGGCGGTCTGCGACGGCAGCGGGTTGCCGCTGGCCACATCGGCTTCGTAAACATTCACGCCGGTAATCGCGTAGGGCGATACCAGTTGCGTCAGCCAGCCGGGCAGCGGATTGCCTATCGCTGGAGCCGCGGGCATCGCCGCATTCACTCCCTGATTCGCATCTGTGGTGGTAATGGACGCCATCGCCCCAGCCGTGGTCTCGCCCATGCCGTTCGTCAGGGTCAGATAGACGCAGACCGTTTGGCCGGCCGGGAAGGTTCCACCGCCGTTTACCAGCGTCAGCACCGGCGCGGGCGGCGTGGGCAGCCGGTTGGCCAGCACCATCGTCAGCTCTTTCCAGATCACCCCGTTGTCGTTGTAGGTCTGGCCCTCGACCTCGTTGACAGGAGCAAAAGCTGGAGAATTTAAGCCGGTCCTTCCGGAGTTCAGCGCCTGGTAGGTGTGGCCATTGCCGCTGGGCGGCGTGGCGGGCGTGCAGACTTCACCGGCGCGCACAGCGATGTTGGGCTGCCAGTGCCAGCCAAAGGGCTTCATCCCCAGCGGCCACACCGTCAGCGCCCCAGGGTCAATCGCCGCCGGGGGAGAAAGCGGAATCTTCAAATCGCTGAATCCCGCATAATATCGATTGGAGGCGCTCGCGCCCAGCATGTGCGCGCCGGCGGGCAGGCTGAGTCCGCCCGGCGTGGCCGGGAACGCAACACCGCGTCCGGAACCCAGCGGAAATTCATAGAAGAGCGTTCCCGCCTCATCGAAGCCGATAGGCCGCTCAAAGTAGGCGTCGAGGGCGGTTTGCGGCTGATGCACAAAGCCTTCAAGGCCGGTGATCGCGGCCTTGTTTGGTCCCTGGATGGCCAGGTTGATTCCAGCGCGGGTGCATCCGGAGGTCACACCGCCGTTGTCGCGCGTGAACTCGGTATTGCGGCAAACAGTGGCGCATCCGGGCGGCAGGTTGGTTGGATCGTCACAGTCCACCTGCCCCAGCGACCGCTTGAACGGTTGGCCCTTCCCGCTAAACCATAGTGCCATTGAGCCCACCCCAGCCGCCAAAGCGGCCCGTCACGCGGCGGCATCGTCTTCCCTGCCGCCGCTCACTGACTTCTGATCACCAGCCTCTGTTCCTACACCTGCATCTGCGGAATGCGCACTGTGAGCAGCGTTGACCCCGCCAGCACACCGGCCGGAAGCGGTTGCCCGGTCGTCGCCTCTGTGCCGCCCGCGCTGTAAACATGCAGTGCGCTGTTCTGTAGGGTTGTGCCCAGATGAAACTCGGTGTAGGCGCCGCCAAGATCATCTGTCCCTTCGGCAGAGATTTTGGGCGGCGTGTCCAGATACGGCGGCCCCAGCAAATTGGGATCGGTGAATCCATGCGGGTTCGCGCCTGAAACCGGCGCCAGATTCAGCAGTTCAGGGCCGGCATAATTGCCGCTGTAGCTGACTTTGAATAACAAGGTGTCCGGATTGCTCGCCGGACCTCTGCCTACAAGTTGAATCGTGTTTGCCATCGTGATCCTCCTGGATCGTGGTTTCTGGTTAAAATCTCCTACCGGCTTTTACCGGCTTTTACCGGCGCTTTGAAGCTGTCTTTAACTCCACCTGAACCCGTAACCGCCGCGCGCGTCCATCCTTCCCACCCGCATACCCATTCCCTGCTTCTGCCTTACCAGCTCAGCGGCTATGTTCTGCAAGCCGATCTCCGCCTGCTCTTTATACTCCATCAGCAGCGCCGGGTTAGATTGCGCCACGCCGACAATTGAGGCTGCCTTCAGCGCGGTAACGCTCTGCATATCCGGGCTGGCGTAGAGCACATCCGTGTCTTTCACCAGAGGCCCGGGATTAAAGCGCCCTATCACCTCAATGTCCACCGGCTCAGACGGAGGAGTTATCAGAAGTTGATTGCCGAGCCAGCAGTAGCTCAGCACCGTTCCCGGCAATCCCTGCGGCTGCATTGGCGGCGCAACGTGCGCCGGATACCGCCGCTCTCCCGCCTGCCGATAATAGTTTGGCGGCATTCCCGCCGGCTTTGACCATATCTCCAGCACCGTGTAGAGCCCGCAGAGCGGCTCGCCCACCGCCTGAAATGCATAGAGTGACGTGGTGCCGGCCGATACGTCCGGCAACAGCACCACGCCCTCCAGATTCTGCCCGGTAGCATTTTTGAGAGCAATCACCTGCAAACGGTAGGCGGTGTTGATCGGCGTGCTGATAAAGCCATCGTTGGCCCACGTACCGTTAGGATCGCCAACCAGCCCTCTCAGTTCCGTCTTCACATCGCCAAAGGTGTTCATTGCTCACTCCGTTCGCAGCTATCAGTTAGCTCTTCGCCAGCTTCTCGCGCCCCTGCCGCCGCTCCTTCTGCTTGAGCAGGTGCTCCATCACTTCCTTGTAGTGCGCTTCATCCAGCGTGTCGATAAAACTCTCCGCCACGGGGAAGCCTCTTTTGACAGCCTCCACCGCGCAGTCGGCATTGTAGGGAGCCTTGCAGCTCGGGCACAGCAGCATCTCCGGGTCAATGGTGTTCTCCCGGCATACCGGGCAAATCTTGCGCGCTTCGGCGCTTGCGTTGGCGTTGGGCAGCCGCATCATCCACGGCGCCTTCTCCAGGTAGCCCACCTCCACGCCAAACTCGCCCCAGCGCCGCATCGGCTCGGTGATCGCGCTGCGCTTCTCCTCATCCTTCGAGTTGAAGCATTCATAAGCCTTCTGCGAGATCCGGTTCAGGTAATCCTTCTGCAGTTCGATGGTCTGGTTCAACATCTCGCCGAAATCATGCCTCACCAGCTTCATGGCCAATAAACCATTGGCGCCCGGAATCAGGTGTCCTTCAGGCACCAGCACCGTGCCCTTGCTCTTCTCCAGGCGCTGCTTGTCGAGCTCGTGAACATCGCCGTCGAAGATCAGCACCCCGCCCATCAGCGGCGCGCTGCCCGCCTCGGTCATGTGCTCCCGCCAAATGTGCCAGCAGACCATGCCCGGCCGCATGTAGCGCGGAGTCAGAGACGGCTGCGCCCAGCCTATCTCCACATACTCGGTGTGACCACCCGGTGAAAGCCAAAACTCCGGCTCGGTCACCGTCAGCACATGCCCTATGTGCTCCCGGCCGCCCCGCATAAAGAGCTTCTTGTTTCTCGTCAGCTTGTGATTTTCGTCGTAAATGCCGCCCCAATCAAAGGGAGGAACATTCACCTTCATGCCGCCGCCGATTTTGAGCCAGCAGGGGTTAAGGTTGATGATCGTGCAGGGCTGCATCGGTCCCTGCAGCCGCCCATCCTCGTTGCGAAACGTCTCCGCCTTCAACTGCTCGTGCAGCGCAAGCATGGCTGTCTGGTTGGCCTTGTTGGCCGCCCCCAAAGCCGTTTGCACTTTCAGCACTGCCTCCGGGCTCACCGGCTCACTTAGCGCGATCACTCGTTCTGCTATTTGTTCCGCCATTGCGTTACTCCCTCCCTTGAATTGCGTTGCTCTTTCGCTTCACGCTACACCCAGATACCAATCCTCGCCGCCAATCTCCACCGCCAGCCGGTTGCGAATCCTCTGCGCCGCCTGGCTCACCGATCCCATCAGCGGAAGTGCCGTCTGCCGGCCAATCATCGCTGCATGTTCCTCGTAAGCCTGCGCCTGCCGCTCCCGCTCCAGCATCTCGCTATCCAGCGCGGCGCGCAGATAGTTGGCCCAATCCACCGGGCGCTCCTGCTGCGCACGCACCTGCGCGCGAATCGCTGCCTTCATATCCTCCTCCGCCGGCATCGACGGCCAAGGGCCGCCCATCAAGAAATAATCCCCATTCCGCGGCCAGGCGGCGCGCATCTGTGTCCGGTTATCCGGCCCGCTCTTCTGTTCCCGCCACTCTGACTCCGTGCCCCACGTCTCCGGCGGAAACCACCGCTCCAGCACCCATCCCGCGTCGATGTAGCGTCGCTCCCAAAAAACTCCTTCTTCGATGCGCAGAGGCGTGGCGTCCTCTGCAACAATCCCCTGCGGCATCGTGGTCATCATCCCGGAGATTCGCACCCGCCGGTTCGCGGCCTTCACCAGCCGCCACAATGGCCGCCCATCCGGAGTGCGGCCGCCATACCCCGCCAGCATCATTCGCACGCGCGGCGGCGTATCCTTCTCCGGCCGGTCCTCGTAAGTCGTCTGCATTGCTTTACTCCTTGCGGCGGGGTTTTTCACGCCCCGCCGCTCCCTGAGAACTGTGAACTGCTCTTACGCGGCCAGCGCCAGCGAAGCGTCGATGCCCAGGTTGTGGCCCACCGCGTGCTTCCACGCATTCCGCGAGTACACTTCCCAGCTATCCTGGAAGTGTGCGTCGTAGGTCGTGGAGTGTTGGTTGTTGATCATGCGCTGATACCAGAAGCCCTCGATGGGTCCGGTCATGAACTTCATCGAGTTCGGGTAACGCGCCTTGCCCAGCATCGACGGCACGATGTCGTAGATATAGTCCGTCGCCGCGCACGAGTCTTCCATCACTTCAAGGCCGCCAATGGTCCACCGCATTGAAGCTGCCGGGGCAATGTCCATCAACGGCTGCTTGCCGTTGTCGGTCAGCATCATTACCTTGGCAAAGCCCAACCTCTCCGCGGTCACCCGCTGCACGGTGTTCGTGTAGTAGAAGTGATCGCCGATGTTGGATCCCATGCCGATGCTCAGTGCGCGCCTGGCGTTCATTGCGCTGATAACTCCCAGGCTTAGCGTCGAGCCGCCCGCATTCACGCTCGCGGATTGCACCTGGCTCAGGGTCCGCTCAAGTCCAAACTGGTCAAATGCCTGGCTGGCTGTGATCAGATACTGCAAGCCGGCCGGTCCAACCGGCGTCGCGCTGGCGTAGTTTAACGGGATGAAGTAACATCCCGCTCCCCAGCTTGCCGAGTTTGGAAGCTGATCCAGCGTCACCGTATCCACTGTCGATGGACTCGGCTTCGACTTGTCCAGCACCGTCACCGTGCCCAGCACGTTCATGTTGGCGTCGGTCACCTGGTAGGCGTTGTTGAGGTTCAACAGCCGCGCCCCAAAGCTGGGGTTGGCCAGTTGCACCGTGTTGCCGCTGACGTAGGTGGCGTCCACCGTCGCCAGAATGCCTTGGTTGTAGCCCTGAAGCAGGCAGTTGCGGAAGTGGCTCATGCCGATCGAGGTTCTTCCAATCAACTTTGAAATCACGTCGACGACAATGGTGCGTTCCCCGCCCGCCTTGGAGATGCGGTTCAGCAGGTCAGTCGAGGTGATCGCCACCTCATGGCACTTCGGCACAATGATGAACTGCAGATACTCAGGACCAGTGCCTTGCAGCAGAACTCCACCGTCGGGGTTGGAACCGCCAACCTGGCCGCCGCTGTCTAACTGCACCGGCGCCCTGAACTTCTCGGTGCCCACGTCGTATGCGGAGATAGCCGCGATTCGCTTATCCAGACCCTGCTCGGCATTCTGGACCAGCTCAATATTGATGTCGATCACTTGCTTCATGACGGCCACAGTACTGGCGGCCATGTAATTGGTTGGTGCAGGCATAGTCCACCTCTGAAAAACAGCCGTCAGCTTTCAGTTATCCGCTGTCCGCTGTGCGCTGTACGTTGTTTGGCGCTGCTGTGTTGCTCGCTGGGTGGGGCCAATTTGCCTGCGAATATCCCCACCCGCTCCGTTGTGTTCACGCTTTTTAGCTTCCGTACTTCACCGTCGTCCGAGCCACCATCAGCATCGTTCGCCGGTCATTCTCGTCCGCGGCCTTCCAGCGCGCATCCCGCTGCACCAGCGCCATCGCCTTCTCCTGAATCTGTTCCTCGGTCAGGTTGGGCTGCGGCCCGGCTGTGGCCGCCGTCTGAGGCTCCGTCCGCGCCACTTTGCTGATTTTGCCCCGGCGTTCCTCCTCAGCTTTCTGGCTCTGCCGGATTCCGTCCTGGATAGCCTTCACGTTCTTCCGAATAATCGGCTCCAGGTAAGTGGTGCGCAAGCGCGCGTCGTTGGCGTCTCTCAGTTGCTGCCCCGCGGGACCAAGGCGCACCAGCCGTTGAATTTCGTTGCGCTCCTTCGTCATCCCCATCACCGCGGCGTCAAACTCGTTCAACACGGTCACCGCGAAGGCTGATACGTCCATCTGCTGCTTGGTTTGCGGGTCAACCCATTTCTGCTGGATGTGGTAGTCAGAGACCACCTCGCCGCGCTCCTTGGCCGCGGTCAGGTATTCATCAATAGCTTTTCCCACACCACCCTGCCAACTGAAGCGCCGCTGCGTCTCGAAGGCCTTTACATCCGCGATCTGCTTGCCTTTGCCGGAGGCCTCCCGTTCCTTGTCGAGATCCGCCTTCAACCGCTCCAGCCGCTCCTGAGTGGCCCTCTGCGCCGGCGTGGCGTCCGCCGGCAACGGCGGCAGCGCCGTCTCGCCTGTGCCGCCCTCCATCTTCAACAGCTCCAGAGTCCAGCCAAGAGCCTCCTGATCGTCTTTGAGATCATCCAGGCGCTTCTGGTCTGCCTCTTTTGCCTCCTCACTCGGGTAGTAGCCCTTCAGCTTCTGTTCCAGCGCGGTGACGGTGGCGGCCATCCGCTGCTGAATCCCGCCCAGCTTCTCGCTGGCCGCCGGCGTCAGCAGGCAAAGGTCATAATCCCTGCCCATCATCGGCTTGCCGTCAGCGTCCAGCATCGGCTGGCCCTTGTCGTCGGTCTCGATAAACTGGTTGCGCAGCCCCGTCAAAAACTCGCCTCGCGCGTCTGGATTCTCCACACCCAGCAGCGCATTGTGCCGCAGGTCGAGCATGGTGTTGGCGTGCATGGACATGAACTGGGCGTCTTCAACCGTCGGCACAATCTCGAGCACCGGCCGCGCGGCTTCAAGCTGGCGCGCTGAGTCCATAATCAGCTTTTGGGCTGTGGGGTTGGCCTCCAGCGCCGCCTTCAGGGTGGCATCGCCGTTGATCGCCGCTTCAAACTCCACCGGCAATGGCCCGGCGGGCTCGGCGGCCTCTCCTGCTGCTTCCGGTTGAGCCGCGGCCACTTCCTCCGCGGGCTGCTCCGCCGCTGCTGGCTGCTGCCCTTCGCCCTCCGGCGTTGCCGGTTTGGGGTTGGCCTCGGTCCAGGCATCGTGATCGCGCACAAACTGCGATACTCCATCCTCGGTTGGCGGATAATTCGCCGCCTTGGGCTCCGGCTGTGCGGCGGCGGGAGCTGCTGGCGCCGGTTGCTGACCGGCTGACTCGCTGACTGGCTGACTTACCGCTGCTGCGCCGGTCTCTTGGCCGGCTGTGCTGGGGGCCGCCTGGCCCGCGGCAGGTTGACTTGACGGTGCGGGGGCGGGCGCTGGGGCTGCCACCGCGGGCGCTGCTGGCGTTGCTGTTACGGGCGTTGCTGTTTCCATGTTCAATTCTCCTTATGGTTTCTCGTTACCTGTTTCTTACTTGGCCGCTAGCTTCACACCTTCGATGGCTGCTTCCACAATCTCTTTGCCGGCAGCCACCTGTGCTGTCGCCGTTCCCTTGGTTAAGTTCGGATCAGTCTGCGCCAGTTGCAGCAGCCGTTGAATTGCCGGTCCGGCCACCTGCAGCAACTGCTGCATCTCGCCCTGCACTGCCGGGTCAAGCCCCTGTTCGGGAGGCTTGCTGGCCGCCTGTACCGCCTGCTCCCGCTTGGCCTGCGCCGCCCGCTTGGCCGCGTCCAGATCCCGCGCCTGCTCCAGGTATCGCTGGCAACGCTGCCAGCTTCCATCCAAAGCAGTCTTCATCCCGCTGGCGTGCTCTTGCAGATACTTCTCGCAAGTTGAAATCGCCTCCGGCAGATTATCGCTCAGGTCCGGCTCAGCCGCCAGCGCCGCCGCTCCGGTCGGGTCGCCATCCTGCTCGCAGAGTGTGGTCAGGTCGCCCAGCGTCTTATCCCGCTGGCTCTCGGTCGGCGCGGTCATCCCCGGAGCCATGCTGCTGATCATCATCTCCGCGTTGGCCGGCTCATCCACAATCTGAATTGCCGCCGGGTTCTGGTTGCCTCCACACTCTTTGAAGATCATCTCCATCACCTGCCGCAACTGCTCCGGCGTCGCCGGCAAGCCCTGGTCCTGGTCATCGGCAAATTCCACATTGCCCATCAGGTCGTCAGCGGTGATTGTGGATGGGGTGAAGGCCCCGCCGCGCGCCTTTTTTACCTCCCATATTTCCTTGATTGCGCCGACTTTAGCCAGTTTTTGCAGCCAATAATAGATATTGGCGTCAGCCTCGGCCTGCTCTTCCTTGGCCATCCCCCACAGCCCGCGGAAGACAGCCATAGCCCGCTCCAGCTGCTGCTGCTGGCCGCCCATGGTCGGCACATCTTCCTGCGTCCCTCCACCGCTCAGTTGCGGCGGCAGCAGCGCCACCAGCATCATCTGAGTGATAATCCGCATCGGGTAATCCCACATCTGCGCATCAATCGGCAGGTCGTAGTGGGCTACGATATTGCCGATGGGCTGGTCTTTGCCGCCCAAGCTGGTCGGCACCGGCGTCAAGCGGCCGGGCGGCATCTGCCTCTTATTCATCTTGTCGGTGTCGAGGTATCCCGCCGCTGCCAGATTCAGGCCCGTCGACGAACGGCGGGCATGATCGTCCACTATCTCGTTGGCGCGGTTTAGCGCCATGTTGAAGGGAACAATCCGCTCCGCCGGCGAGGGCGGATAGGCTCCGTAGCCCTTCATCACCGGGCAGTGCGTCCACTCCTTCACCACCTCCGCCGGCTCAATCTCCGTGGTTGTCTCGCTATAATTCACCATGCGCAGGCCTTGAGGAAAGGCCTCACGCATTCGGTCGCCAAACTCCAGATCGCCGGTGCGATAGAATGAGCCGGGCTGCATCCACGCCTCGGAGCAGGTCACCGTGCCCTGGCTGACGTCCACCGTCTGCGTGCCGCTCGCACTGGAAATCTCCTGGCGGCGCAGCTTTTCCAGCTCCGCCTGCGGGCTGGTCGCCGAGCTCATTCCTCCGGTAATGGTGTCGGCGACATCGGGGTTCAGCATCTTGGCCTCACCCACATCAATCTCACGATCCCATACCAGAATCGGCGACTCGCTCACTGTCTCCGCCCAGGGCGCCATGTCCACCCTCATCGGAGTCTCAATCGAGATGCGCACCCCGGCGCGCGGCGTCTGAGTCATCCCTGTCATCTTGAGGCTGGTGTAGGCGCCCTCGCCCTCGCCGTAGTAGCACTCCGGCCCCAGAGCCGCGGCGCACTGCGGGCAGCTCATCGCCTGTCCCGCGCCCAGCGTCTTCCCGTCTACGGGCGTTTCCGTGCCGCACTTGGGGCACTTCATGCGAGGTCCAGGATTTACATCGAAGTCGGCATAGGCAGCTTGCTGGTCCCATCCCGCCAGGTCTCCGCTGGTCACCGCGCGCACATGGCGGAAGTAGCAGCCAAAATCAAATTGAGACTCAAACTGCTTCTGCACCAGCCCGGCTATTTTGTTCCGCTTCTGCACAATCCGGATCGCCGTGGCGGCCTTTTTGGCGGAGCGCACATCGGCCGGCTCCCTCCAATTCGTCGGGGTGGGCACAGTCTGCGGCGTCGCGCCCGTCAGCGTCGTTGTATAGATCATGCAGCTGGCCAGCGTCACGTTGCTGATGAAGGGTTCGAGGTTGGTGTCCTCGCCTTCGTGTTCGCCGCTCTTGCGGTACTCGGCCAGAGCGTCAATCCAGTTATTGTTTCCCGGATCCCATACAATGTACTGAATCCCCTTGCGAAAGAGCGCGTTACGGCTCCATATCCTGAATCGTTCAATCCGGTCCGGACTCCACGATGTTCGGTAAAGCCGCAGGATCTCCAGCAGCTTCCGGCGGTCCTCATCGCTTACCCCAATGTCGGAGAAGTCTTTGGCGTTGGGTTTCGGTTTTTGCTCCAGCTCGCGGCGCGGGGATGCGGTCGGAAAACTCACTCCGCCCGGCCCGCCCATATTGATTGCACTCGTACCCATGCCGCTCACCCTTAGCCCCTGCTCTTCAGTTCATCTTCCCCTGCTCAATCGCCCGCCGGCGCACATGTCTGTCACCCCAGGCCAGCACATCGTCTATCGTCACCCTCAGGTTCTCCGGCTCTGTAACCCTGTCATCCTGAGCGGAGTTCGCAACGGCCAGCGGAGCCGAAGAACCCGCGGTTACAGCCGTGTTTTCCATCTCGCTCCCAGACTCGGTATAAACAATCCGAAAGCCGCCCTTCTCCGCCAGGCGATTCAGCAGCAGCCGCCGCTCCGTCTCCAGATCGGCGCACCGCTGCTCGATCAACCTGTACAGCTTCCGGCTTACCCAAGGCAGTTCCATCGCCAGTCCCTCGCTCACTTCCACTCAGTCAGCAGCACGCCGGTTGCCGTCGCGCCCGCCGAGGTCAGCAGCAGCACACATGCCCCCGCTGCGCCAAGTCCCTCGCCGTAGCCGGCATGAATCCTCAGCCAGTCGCCCAGCTCAATCGGCTGGTAGGCCTGGCCTAAGCCGGGCCCCGCAAGCCACTTCTGCAGCACGTTGGGCGTCAGCGCGCCCAGAGCTATCAGCCCCGCCAGCACCTGCGCCGCCGTCGAGCCTTGTGCTGTGAAATAGTCCATCACCGCCTTTGTGGCAATGCTTGGGTCCACGTAATAGCCCACCAGCCCCTGCCCGAAGCCGGCATTGCTGGGATCCTCCTGCACGGCAGCGCGCGCGGTCTCGGGAGCAGTCAGATTGATCGCCACAAAGCCGCCATTCAACGCCGGTACAGTAATCTTCGTTACCTTCGGATTGACCATCGCACCCTCCTCAACTCTTCCACCAAATAACCTCTTGCGCGCGCCGCGCCACCAGGCCCGGCAAAATCTTTCCCTTCGCATACACCCAGCGCGGCAACTGCTCCGGAACCTGATCGATGCCATGCCTCAGCATCGTGCGCAGCCTGTAGATCCCCAGGTTGTAAATGAAGCTGGTCAGCGCGTCATACTGGCCTTGCGTCCAGCATCCCAGCGCCGTCACCTGAGCCTCAAATCCGGCAATGTCCTTATCAAAAAGCGTTTCCGCATCAATCGCGGTGATTCCGTTCACGTAGAGGCCGCTTTCAACCTCCGCGCCAGTGAGCTTATGGCCATAGCCGATGGTGGGGTTGCCGTTCGCGTCCAGGTAGATTCCGGTGCGCAAACCCTCCCACTCCATAATCATTGCCCGGCATGTTTCGCTCGACTGCATCTTCCACTCCTGTTAAATTGCGCGGCCTCCTGTTTCTCAGGGGCGGCTCATTCTATGGTTGGGCCTAAGCCCGCCGCGCAAACTATGCCCTTCCCCCACGCCGGGCCAGCGTTTACAGCTAACGCGGGTGCGTTAGGCGGGGGTGCGCGGGCCGGATTGGTTACCGGCACCGCGCATACTGGTTAGGTGGCCTTGCTCACTCCAGTCAGCTTCGCCACAAGCGACGCTACAGGAGCGAGGATTCGTTGCCACCACTTCAACTTAGGTTGATCCGCCATGTAACCCCATTGGACCACTGAACTTGAACGTCTTGGCCGCGTCTGCAATCTCTTTCACCGCATCAGCGATCTCTTGACCATTACCAGCCAAAGCACACTCCGCCATTGGAACTGAGGAACTGATAGCTTTCATTGCAGTTGTAATCGCGTCCGCTGCCTCGCCGATCTTCTCCACCGTCGCTGTCAACTGAGTAACCAGCGCAGCCAGGTCTGCATCGGTGATGGTGATCTGACTAGCCACAGGTTAGACCTTTGCAGCGGGAGCGCCCGCCGTGCCGGTGATGGCTGTGGCAGCAGCTTTGGCAGCGGTGATCTCTGCTTCAAGCTCGGCAAACCACGCCTTAGCCTCGGCCACAACTGCTTCCGCTACGAGCACAACCTTGACTCCTGCGCCTGCCGGCAACGCCGATTCCGCAGTCTTTACGATGGCCTGGAACTCAGCGTTGGTGAAGTCCAAAGTCTTGTTGAGGGCGCCGACAAGTTCCGCGCCCAGGTTCGCAAAAGCCGCTACTTCCGGCCCGACAGGGCCAAGGAACGGAGCCATGCTTGCGCCGTCCGTGAGCAGCTTTTCGATGGTGGGAGCTTCCGTGTCAACGAACACGGCGGCTTTGTTCAAATTGCCCAATACGAAGGCCAGCACGATGCCGCCCCAATGCTTGATAGTTGTGAAAAACTTCATTTTGCGTCTCCTGTATTGCGGTTGTGCGCCGGTGCGCGGGGTTACTTCGTTGTGGCCGCGTCTACCTCTGCGGCTGTGGGAGCGATAGCCGGGTTCTTGTCGCTCCTGATAAAGTTCGCCGTCGCCAGCGTGCCCGCTGCCGAACTGGAGTGGCTGTAGTTGCGCCAGAGAATCACGCCAGCCACGATGTTAGCCGCCAGCACTCCGACCTTCGTCACGATCATCGGATAGCCAACGAGGAGGGTTGCGATGTAGTCTCGCAAGGCCGGCGACTTGGTGTACGCAAAGGCGAAGACTATGATTGCCCCGCCGACGGTGTGTGTAGTGATGTTCTTCGATCTGAACCACGCTTCGATTTTGTTCATGGTATCCTCTCCTTCTTCAGGGATGGTGAGTGGCCGCCTTCGCGGGTGGCGTGGTTAGGTTTCGCCCAGTAGTTGAGTTCGTTCCTGCTCTGCGGCTGGGAGTAGTGATAGTAAATGTCCTGCGAAGTTCCCGGCCCCACGTCTGGAATGTGGAGCTTGAAGAGAACCTTCCCCATATTTACGTCTGTTCGATCCTGCATCATTTCCAGCCGGTCAAGTTTCTTCTTTATTTCTGTCTGAGCTTCCGAAAGAGACGTAAGCGATTCAGCCCAAAGAGTTCCTTGCGTGGCTTGGTTCTGCTCGATCTTGCTGATTCGGCCCAAAATGCTGTACGTGAAACTTGAGATCGAAATAGCAACGAGAACCAGACCGGCAAAAAGAATCCTTGCGGCCTTGATCGCAACAGGCAGAGGAACCTCAATATCCTTAATGTCGGTCATCTCATCCATCTCCGTCTCCTTTGTGCGTCCCGGCCATTACTGCCGAACCCGCGTTTGTGTTCCAACTGCCGGCTACTTCCAAGTCCTGCAACTCGTATGCCAGATCAAGAGCCGTCTTCTCCAGACGCGGCGGAACTTCCAAAGCATTCCGGCTATCGCCAGAACCATGCCTATCGCTTCCCACTTCCACATCCCCTGCCCCCGTTCCGCTTGCGCTACGGCACTGTGCTGCGTTCAAACAACACGTAATTCGTGCTGAGGGTGACGCTAGAAGAGCCTGTAAGCGTCACAGCAGACCATCCGCCAGCATACATATTGCTCGTCGGCAAACTTCCGATTGTTACGCCTGTGCCGCAAACTTCAACTCCGGGATTCCCAATATACCAGTGCATCTTGGTCCCGTCACTGTAAAGCGAAAGCATAGTCCATGCGAGTGTCGCCGCAGTACCACTGTCTGTGTAGGTTGAGCCGTACTGGCAGTACCAGTCATTCGGCACTCCATTTGCGCTGGATAGATAGAATCCTATCGCGGTCGTCCACGGATTCGCCGTGATCACGTGAACCAACCCCGCCTGATACGCTGAGGCGGTTGTACCCGGTAGTACAGAAGGATATACAGCCGTTGACCATCTGTAAGCCGGAGCCGTGTTGAGCGAAGCGATGCTGTTAATACTGCCGTAGTAGGACGCCTCGCCTGCCCCTGACACTGTCCCACTTGTCAATAGACAGTTCCCTGGATGGTTTGCGTCCAGGTTAGTCACCGATTGTGCAAATGCGTTCCCTGTTGGCGATCCTATAGGGGTTGCACCCACAATGACACAGGTAAAAAAGTGGTCATCCAGCAGAGCCGTCGGACCACCCAAACTGCCGCTGTTAGGGAAGAACCCCGGCGCGTACTCAGGGTTGGTATATTTATTTGAGCTTGCGGCTAGTTCCGGCACCTTTGTTGTATCCACGTTCACCGTGACTGTCCCAGTCGTCCCCCCCCCCGTTAAGTCGGTTCCCGCGGTGACGCCTGTGATCGTACCACCGCCTGCAAGCGCAGCGCAGCCAGTTGCGTTTCCGTTCGCCGAGATTCCCGTAGGCGCATAGCCTGTCGAGCAGGTTGACGGCGCAGCAGCCAGAGCCGTCGCTGTCGCGATATTCCCACCACTCGCGTTAATTAACTTCCCAGTAGAATCTGTCCCTAGAATTGTTGTAGAAACCGGCACAACCAGCGGAGACGCTTGCGGAAAATATTGCTTAATCAACTGCGCGTAGGTGATGACTCTGACCGCGCCGCCCTTAGACGCGATATAAGCCATCAGCGAAGTGAAGTCGGCGGTATCCCACTGCTGTCCGTTTGTTGGCGTGGTCACAATGTCATGGAATATCATTGGGACAATCGAGTTAGTTGCTATGCCAGCATCCACGCAGGCTTCCGCCGCTGCAAGCGTGGTTTGAGTGGGTGGACCATCTATTCCACACGCTGGCATATTGTACTGGTAGCTTGTGGGATCAAATAGGTATGGAACAGCCGTGTTATATAAAGAGGTCGTAGAGCGGGCAAGGTAAAAATACTTCGCCACTTCTTGCTCCACCACCGGATTATATGACCCTTGCGGGTAAGCGATTGAGCGGCTTCGATTCAGGTTATCAACATCATCCATAGCGAAGCACGCCCGTAGCTCCGCGTCGATGATAGCCGCTGGCAAGTACGCCAGAGCCGCATGACTCTCAGTGTGGCATCCAATGTCCCATCCAAAATCATTCTGTAAAGATTTCAACTGGGCGCTGGTCATATAGCTTGCCTTGTTAATCATCGAGGTTATAGCAAAAGCGGTCGCCGGAAAGTTGTAGGGATACATCAGCGGTCTTACAGTACTCCAAACAGATTCATAAGCGTCATCAAAGGAGATGAGGATGGTCGCCTGATTGTTTGGATTTGCAACCGCGTATAGTCCACCGAAACTGACGTTTACCACCGTTCCCGCTGTGCTGGTGGTTCCAACCCTGAATTTTGTTATTGTTGCCAGATTCGGAGAGCCAGTTTGAGAAAAGTAAGCTATCGGCAACGTAATAGAGTTCCAGCCATTAAACAGTGTTGAGGCTTGCAAATTCACCGGATTCGGAGAAGCAGCGTAATAGTTAGACCCATCCGTGAAGATGTAGCAACTAAGCTGTCCTAAATTCGCCACATTGTCTACGTAAAAATCTATTCGGATTCCCACGGTCCCAGCAAGACTAAGAGAGACCGTCTTATCCATCCTGGAAACAACAGCATTTGTGCTGGTGACTTTAATAGTCTGATTCCCGTTGAGAGTATTCACTGTATCGTTTACGGGTGCGGTTCCGGTTGCCGTCACCCATTCCGTTCCGGCGCCCCCCTCAAAGAGAGACAGGACTGTACGATTCGCGGTGGAGAGTGGGCTGCTGCTTGCGGTGTGGAGCGTGTAATCTGTAGCTGTCGGTAGCTGGGTTGTTCCCACGTTCAGCGTGTCAGTAGTTATGTTGCCGCCGTTCAACAGGTTCAAAGCTACGCTAGATACAACTCCAGTCATTCCGCTATAACCGCCCGGAAGAATCTCAAAATCAGATGTATCGGCGCAGGTGATCGAAGAGGTCTGCGCGGTTACTGTTCCTAAGACGACATTGGGAAATTCTACTCCACACTGAGACACAATGAGTGTCCCACTCGTCGCCGTCGCTGTCAAAACAAGCTGCACGCGATTCCCCGGCACTTGCAATGTCGGCGCATGGTAAGTGAGCGGGCCTGCTGTCGGAGTGCCTGTGGAGAGAGTAATGGTGCCATTTCCACCGCATGTCCAGCTTGTTCCCAATGTCCAGCCAGTGCAGGAATTGTCTATAGTTCCCACTGTCGAAGCAACCTGCGTATCCATTGCCAGAGAGCTTTGCATCGTCTGCGGAGTGGTCAGCACAGAGGATACCCCGCCCAGGTTTGCCAGCGCCACAGCCGCCGTAGTAGCGCCCGTGCCGCCGTTGGCTACGGTAAGCGGGTTACCTAAACTCAACCCCTCCATCTTCATTGACTTCGAAGCATCGCCGAGAGCCGAGCCGTCGCCCACGTTGATGTAGTTATTCGTACTGTCGATGGAGAAGCATACAGCAGGCATGGCTTGTGAGTTTTCTCCGCCTGATGCTGGATTCCAGCAAAGCGGACGTGTGCCGGGAAGCAAATCAGAAACCGGATATGGAGGTACGTTATATCCAAACATCGCGGCGACGTGAGAGTACCCGTAAGCTCCGGCGTGCCATATTAACTCGCCAGTATCAGCATATGGATTCCCCGGTGTTGGCGTTGAATTTATTTCCGCTCCTCCGAAACCAAGGTCAGCAGCCCATCCATTTAGCGCAAGTTGGGGATTGGAACTTGTAAAAACACTATTCTGGTCAAGTCCGGGGCAGTTTCCGTTCGCGTTGCAGTTGAACTTCGGTAGTACAGCGCCGTTGTCTGTCATGGCCGCGTTGAAGAGCGGCGCGAGAATCGCCGTGCCACCGGGCAGAAAGTACCCATTCGCTCCTGTGGTGAAAACTCCATCGTTATTGTCGGTGATGACCGTTCCTACATCGACGAGGCTGTCCCAGTAGGCTCCGGCTGGCTGAGTAATTCCCGTTGTGCTGGCCGACTTTCCTTGTCCCCGTTTCCAGGCTTCGACTGCATCATAGTCAGCCTTTGTCCCGCAGGTGAAAAGGCCATAAGCAGCACTCTTGTTCGTCGCCTGCACGATCTTCCAGCCGTCAACGTGCGCCTGTTCCCACACGGATTGGTAGTCAGCTTTTATCGCCGCCTGAGTGCAAGGCGCATTTTGTATCCTGTCCTGATCCCCGGCCAGAATCAGGAAGCCGGGATTGCCGGTGATAGCTGGGCTGATCGGATGCAGCACTGCCGCATAGCCGGTTGCAGCCAGATAGTCAATCACGCCCGGATGCACAAACACTGTGCCGTGATTTTTGAATTGAGGCTGCTGCATGATCTGGAACGGCAGATAGTTGTTCGCCGTGTAGATCGTGCCACCAGTGCCGGTGCCGGTGTTGAGGGTGTACGCGAACTCGAATTGTGTGGTGGTCAGTCCCGTAGCCAGAACTTGGAAGAGGCAGACGCCGGTGATCTGGCAGTTACCGCCACCAGCCAGAAACTCCGGCGAAGCGAGCCATCCGGTGTCAATCCTATCGCCCGCCGCAAGGCCATTTACGCCGGAGTTTGTGACGGAGCAGATGGTCCCGTTGCAGCTAACAGCCGTGACGGTGATTGGAAGACTGAGATCGTGATTGTCGCTGCCAATATTCGAGTCGCCGACGACGGCATAAGTGGTGGTAGGAAGATTGTACAGAACAGCGCCCGCGTTAGTCCCAGCACAGGTCAGCACTCCCGTCGTGCCGTTGACGGAGCAGTTGGTCCCGTCGGGCTTCACGCCGCCCAGAATAGAAGTTGTGGCGATTGGCAGAGTGTAGCTAGTCCCAGCACAGGTCAGCACTCCCGTCGTGCCGTTGACGGAGCAGTTGGTCCCGTCGGGCTTCACGCCGCCCAGAATAGAAGTTGTGGCGATTGGCAGAGTGTAGCTAGTCCCAGGCTGCGGGCAGCTTGTGACTGGCGTCCACTGGTTCAGCCCCGCGTTGAGGCCATAAAGCGCAATCGGCTCAGGCGTTGCCGCGCTGGCTAGTGCAGTCGAACTGTTAGGGCAGGCGACAAATGCGTTTGCTGTGGTGCTCCAGTAATAGAGCGCCTGGCTGTTTGGCTGCACACCGATCACCTGCGCCCCCGCCATCGGCAGTAGAGCGACAAACCCGGCCAGTATTCTCAGCATCCGTCCCATCGCACGTTCTCCTCATTGGAGTATTCAGTGGCCAGCTATCAGAGATCAGCTGATCTTTATGACTGAAAACCGATAACTGACCACTGTCAACCGTACCTAGTTGCCGGCGCACATCCACTGGATCACGTCAGACGCGCCAGTGGTGTCGGTGATGGTGGCCGTGGTTCCTGATGCCGGAACCATCTGCACCGGGTTAGTCCTGGTCGTCACATCGTTGGCCGTGCAGAAAAACGTGCTGGTCGATGTGAACGTGTTCGGGAAGGTGATGGTAGCTGTGCTTCCACTTAATGTTGAGCTACCCACGTAAATCTGCTGCTTGCCGTTGGCTGCCGACGGGGAGCATGTCTGGTTGCCGGTGCCGGTTGCTCCGCAAGAGAAAACAGGCACCAAACCACCGGCATAAACCGCCAGCGTATCCGTGATGCTTCCCAATGCGCCGGTCGGAGGAGCCAGCGTAATCGTGCCGCTGGTGGCGTTGTTGAAGATCGCCTGGCCAACCGCACTCCCCGCCGTACCCAACACCAGCGATGCTGTCGGAGTAATTGTGATCGGCTGCGTGAACGACTGAGCCAGGTTCAGCTCTGCCACTGTGCCTGTGTTTGCAGGCAGCGTCGCCGTCACGCTTCCCAGCGCGCCCGCCGCCGGTGCCAGAGTCACCGTGCCGCTGGTGCCATTATTGAAGATCACTTGACCAACCGCGCTGCCGGATGTACCTAGAACCAGCGATGCTGTCGGAGTAATTGTGATCGGCTGCGTGAACGACTGAGCCAGGTTCAGCTCTGCCACTGTGCCTGTGTTTGCAGGCAGTGTCGCCGTGTAAGCGGCTGTGGACGTTGCCGGGGTAAGGCTGACGCTTCCGGCCGCCCCACTGGAATTGATCTTCAGGATGCCCGTTGTGGATCCAGCCACGCCAAAGTTGGTGGTGGCCGCGCTGAATACGTTGGCGGCCGAGAAGGTGTTAGCCACCCCCAGCATGGCGAAGGTGTCAGCCGCGCCCAGCACTGGAATGGTGGCGGTGTAACTGCCGGTGGGTGTCGTCGCGGGCTGAATTGTGGTGGTAAAGGCCGCGCCCGAGCTATACAGCCTCAGCGTTCCGGTCGTGCCGGCGGATACGCCAAAAGAAGTTACAGCGTTCTGAAAATTATTGATCGCTGTGTACGTGTTGACTCCCGCCAAAGTGGGCGACGCGCCAACACCCGCCACGGCGTATACCGTGCCCGACCATGAGTACCAGGTCCACGGCGTGGTGGTGGTATCAACGATCTGCACCTTGGTCGAGCCTGGCGCGGCCGTGGAGGTAATCACCGTATTGGTGACCTGCGGCCCCGGCAGTGCGGCCATCTGCCTATACCAGTTGGCGTCCAGCATCACATTGGTCTCATACGTGGTTCCGCCAAGGTTGGCATTGTTTTGCAGCGCCTCGTAGAGGCCGGCGGTCCCTGAGCTTACCCAGAAAGTTACATGGCTGTTCGTTGGCGAGCCGTTGAATCCGCACGTCGATCCGGTCAGGCTGGTGCTCGATGGAGTGAATACCTCGCTCAGTGCGGGCGTCGCATCGCGGATGTACTGTGGATATGGATGCGCGGTCGGGCCAAAGACAAAGAACGGCGATGCTCCATTGAGCGGCGTCACCGCGCAACTGCCCGGACTCGGTGCTGATCCCATGCTCCAGGTGTAGGTATTCGGCTGCTGCCCCATCAGGTTGCTGTACGCATAGTCCGTTGCCCATGCAAAGCGCACCTGCACCTGCTGCGCCGATGCCACCGCGCTGCTCAGCAGCAACGCCATCAGCAACATCACGGCCACCACGGTGCTCTTCAGGCCGTTCACGGCCACATGCCGCAGCTCGCGCACCTTCATCAGCGGGCCGGCCTTCTGATCCGCGGCCTCCGGATCCAGATAGACCAGGTCCACATGCTCCTCTACCGGCAGCACATTGCCGTCAAGGTCTTTCATCGGCTGGTTATTCGCCGGGTTATGGGGAGCAATCTCAATGCTCCGCGCGACAAGTGCGCTTACCACTTGCCCCTTAGCCTCAATCTCTACCACGTCGCCATATCTCATCGTCGCTCTCCTTGGTCCGTGTTCACTTCATTCACATTCTTTACAGCGGCAGCTCAACCCAGGAGTGTAGAACCGGCGTTGGACTGGTTCCATAATTGGCCAAAGTCACGCTGTACGTGTATCCCGCGGGTACGAGGAACGTCACGGTGGCAAGGCTGGGCCCGGCGGCATCGCAGTTGTAGACGCCATTTGCTCCGACGTTGACGCCGTTGCTCCACCCGGTGATGACGAATCCAGAACCAGTGCATGCCTGATCCTCGCTACCAACAACTTCAACCAAGATTGGCATTGCGCCCGCAGTATAGGGTGAGCCAAATGCGCGCGACGAGGTGACATTCGTCTGGGTGACGCCCAGCGCAGCACCGTTGGTTGCCGCTGTCACTCGCCCATCCGCACCTACGGTGATGTTCGAGTTGGTGTAGCTCCCGGCCGTGACGCCACTATTGGCGATGCCGATGGTGGTTTGTGCGGGCTCGGATGAGTCGGTTACTGAGAACTGCGTTGAGAAGTTGAGGACGGGCCGCTGATTCTGCGCTGTTCCGTCGCTGGCGACTGTATGGTAATAGATTGAGCAGTCAGCTGGGGTGTTATAAGCCGTGCCGTCCGATATCAGGCATTGGCCCGCTGTTCCGCCGTCGCTGTTCAGCAGGTAGCCGCCTTTAGCGTTCACCTGCCCCAGCGTTCCTGCGCCCTCCACATCCACGCCCCAGACCGGCGTTGCCGTGCCCACGCCTATCATGCCCACGCTGTAAAGGTTGTAACTGGACAGGCTGATTGAGCTGGTGATCGATTGTGTGTTGTGATTATAGGGAGTGGTCAGCACCGGGATAGGATAGGTTGTCGAGCCATTCCAAAGCGGCATCCCATTCGCCAGATTGTAGGTCGAACCCGGTCCTAGAAACTGTACCTGCTTGGGAAAGCCCGGCAGCGCGTTCCCGCCGGCGTCCAGCAGTGTTGCCATGTAACCCGCAATCGGCCATGCCGCATCGTTGGCCACCGCCTGGCATACCGTGCCATTGATAATCGGCGGAGCCGCTCCGGCAGCCAGTGGAGTTGTGATCGTAAAGCTCGCCGTCGGGCTGACGGTCTGCCCCTGGTAGGCCAGTGCGCCGCCCTGCAGGCCGATGTAGATATTCATGCCCAGCGCCTGCGCCGGCGCGCCACTCACCGGCGGCGAAATGGTAAAGCCGCCCGCGCTTGTCAGTTGCTTGTTGACCACCGGGCTGGGCAAGGTCTCATGCCCATAGGTGTCGTACCAGGTAATCTGTATCTGATAGTTTCCGCTGGGCAGCGTTCCTGAAAAGAGCGCCGCGGCCACCGCTGAAGTCAGCGGGTTAAACAGTCCCACCACCGCTCCGTTCCTGTCCGTGGAACAGTTTGCGGAGCTAACCGCAACCATCGTGCCGCCCACATACATCACTTGTGTCGGCGTCAGGTTGAGCGCGTAGTTAGCCGCCGGCATCCCGTTGGCGCTGCCAATGTGCCCCGTCAGGCCCACATAAGGCGGCGTGTACTGCGCCAGGGACGGAAGCACAACCGCCAAACAAAGCAAAGCGTGGAGCAGCGTTCCCCGCGCCGCTCCACGCCCCATGGCAACCAGATTCCCAACCGGATCAGATTTCATCTTCTCAGCTTCTCCCCGCGTTGTCAAGCGCCCGGTCTTCCGCCATCTGCCATCTTTGCAAGCCTCGTCGCACTCATTACCACAGGCCGCCCAATCCTGGCCACCCATGTCCAGGCCGCACATCGCCACCGCGTCACTGCCCAGCGCCGGCCTTCCACAATGCCGGCAACGCCTGAACTCCGTCTCCAGCACACGGGGATTACCACCCGCCTCGCGGTCCGTGCGCTCCAGCAGACGCGCATCGCCCGGCAGCAGCCACACAAACTCTTCGCCGGTGCTCAAGCCCCTGATCGCCCGCTTGCGCGCCCATTCGGGTATCGCGATCAGCTCCGGCTCCACTCGCCGCGCCATGCGCTGGCGCCGCTCCTTGATTCCCAAAGCCTGACGCCTTGCCTTCGCCGCTCGCCGCGCCTTCCGGCGAAAGAAAACTGCCCGCTCACTCAAGCGGCAGGTCTCACATTCTCGGCTTGCGGACCCTTCTTGCCTTGCACAATATCAAACTCCACCGGCTCATCCATCGCCAGCGACTTGTGCCCGGCAGCCTGAATCCCTGTGTAATGCACAAACAAGTCCTGGCCGCCCGCGTCGTTTGAGATAAAGCCATAACCCCTGGAATCGTTAAACCACTTCACCCTGCCTGTCGCCATCGCTTCCTTCTCTTTCTCTGATCAGCTCTTCGCTGTTCGCTGTGTTCACTGTCCACTAGCGTTTCTTGCGCCTTGCGCCATCCGCTGCGCATCTGGGCCATGCTTGCCGGCCAGCGCCTCACGCCACTTATCCGCGGGGATCGGCTGATCCTCCGGCACATCCAGAGCGCGGTGCATCCGCCCCTTATGGCTCTTTTTGAAGACCTCGCGCGAAAACTTCTTTTCCTCAGCCATAACGCGCTCCAAACGCAAAAATGCGCCCGCCCGTGGAAAAAGTGTTCCCAGCGAACCGGCCCGTGCGTTGCGTTGATTGTTTCGGTTCTGCCTCCCGGCACAACGGGGAGGCCAGCAGCAGGCAATCCAGGCTCAAACTTCAGTGGTCAACGGTCAGTCAACCGCTGCTCACTGCGCAGGCGCTCTCCTGTGCGGGTAGAGCGCAGCCTCAATTGCTGGTTCATTTTGACCACAGGCGAGGATTGTTTGTCAAGAGAATAATTTTAGAGGCCTATTTCAAGCCACGCTTCGATGAACGCTTGCGCCGCTGGGAGACAGATTGCGTCGCCGTACAGGCGAAGCCGTCCCACTCGGGCGGGACTCCCATGAGCCAACGGCTGTATGCCGGGTCCAGTTGGCCGCCACTTGCCGTCGCGGCCGTACCACCAATCGCAGTCGGCCCAGAAGCCGCGAGTTGCGCCTGCCTCGGCAACTGATCGAGCCGCGAGCGGGTCGAGCCATCCAGGTCTGTGCAAACAAGGTCGAGCCAGCCATGTCCAATCGCGGCAGCAACCTGCTCTCCAAAGAGGCTTGCAGGGCGGCGCTCGCGGATGAGCCGTGCCCATTCAGGCCAGAGGTGACGAGGATCTGCAAACCCTTCCCCTTTGCCCGCTGCGCTAAAGCTGGGGCAGGGACAGCTTCCCGTCCACACGGGCCGGTCGTCGGGCCATCCGGCGTCGCGCAGGGCGCGGCTCCAGAATCCTCCGCCGGCAAAGAAGTGGCATTGGGTATATCCCACAAGCTCTGCTGCTTTGACATCGGCAATGCTCCTCTCATCCACGTCGCCGGGCGCAATCGCGCCGGCCTTGATCGCCTCGCGGATCACCTCGGCCTTGAATGGATCGATCTCGTTGTAGTAAGCCGTCATAGTTCGCTCAGTCCCTGGTCCCGAGGCCCTTGATCTTCGCCGCCCAGGCCTCCAGCATCTCGCGCCGCTCAGCCGCGTAGGCTGCTCGATTGTACACCCCGCGCACCCCGCCAATCTCGTGCCCTAACGCCTTTTCCACCACCTCAGCCTTCCATCCCGCCTCGGTCAGCAGCGTCGACGCCGTGCGCCTCAAGTCATGCACCGTGAAGTGCTCCACATGCGCCGCCCGCGCCACCTTGGCCAGCGTCCGGTTCAGCGCCCCAGCCCACAGCGGCCACGTCAAAGCCTCCCGGCCAGGCAACACCATCTCCACCCGCGGCCCCTGCATCGCGCGCAACTCCCGCAAACACTCCAGCGATCCATCGCTCAGCGGCACCAGCATCTCCCGGCCCATCTTCGTCCGCCCCGCCGGTATCACCCACTCCGCCCGCTTCAAATCTACCTCCACCCAGCGCGCCAGCCGCAACTCGCTCTTGCGCACCATCGTCAGCAAAAGCAGCCGGATCGCGTGCCTGTGCGCCTCCGGAACATTGCGTAATTTCTGCTTGAGTGCTCTTAATACCCGCCTCAGCTCTTCCTCGCTCAGCGCCCGATCGCGCGCCTTGCGCCGCGCCACATAGCGCAGCGGAGTGGATATTGCCGGGTTGCTGTCGGCCACGCCGCAGACCATCGCATAATCCCAAACCCGCTTGCACAGGCCGCGCAACTTGGCCGCCGCCGCCGGCCTGCCCGCTTCCAGCTTCCCAAAGATCAACGCCTGCAGCTCCCGCGCCGTCACCTTGTCCATCGGCCGCGCGCCCAGCCGCCGCACAATCTCCCGCTCCAGCGGCCTGCGCACCGCCGCCATATCCTTGCGCGCCCCGCGAGCTTCCAGGTTCTTCAGGTAGCGCGCCGCAAACTCCTTCACCGTCACCCTGGCCCCGTAGCCCTGCCGCCGCGCCTGCTCCACGCTGCGCGGATCCTCACCCTGAGCCAACGCCTCCGCCAACTCCCGCGCCCGCTCCCGCGCCGCCGCCAGCGTCATCGCCGGGTAGGCGCCCAGCGTGATTCTGGTTGGCTGACTGCTGGCGGCTGACTGCTGGCTGCTGTACCTCCACCGCCAACTCTTTCTCCCCGTAGGCATTACCTCCATCTCCAAGCCTTCGCCAAAACCCTGAGTATAGCGGCTCTCGCGAGTCTTCAATTCTGCCGGGTTTGGATACCTCTTGTTAATTTAACTATCCCCTTTCCTATAAGGTTTTCCCCTTAAAATCCAGCGGCCAGCGGGCGGTGGCCAACCCTCAGACCTTCCGGGCATTTGACCGACAACCGACAACTGGCAACTGTGACCCGCGCGGCCCTCCGGCGGCGCCCACGTCCACCGGCATGTCCACAGCGGAACAGTTTTTGACTATAACACACGTTCCACGTGAAACATCATCTCTCCCATAAGAGAATATCGCCTCTGTTGATAAATAAAAGAAGTTGTCCACACCTTCCACAACTTTTTCCACATTATTTACTTGACAACATTGTCATCATTGTCGTAATGTTCATCATGTAGTGAATCAGGAGGTTCAACCCATGACCACCCGCGAACAGATGATCTCTGAGTTTCTTCGCCAGGCCGAGCGCGAGGCTGCTGGCATTGAGGAACCGATCATCGTACTGATTCCTTGCGCCATCACGGCGCCCAACTCTAACCCTTGTGTTCAAGCCGCCAGAGAGCGCGTCTACGCCCTCGAGCTTGAACTGGCCGACGCCTGCCCCTGTTGCTGAAAGAAGATAGCTATGCCGCCGCTGCCCGATTCCAATATCCACGCCAACCTGCTCAAGCGCATCGCCGATGCGGAGACGCTGCTGGTCTCCCTCAGGCACAGCGTCCGCGCCCTGCGCAATGATGTTTTGCTGGCCAGCAATGCCGGCGCAGCGCACGATGACGGCGGGGCCGCTCCAGCCAGCAATGAAATCCAGAGCCTGGCTGTAATTGAAAAGGCTTGCATCCTGAATGCTCTGGCCGCCTGCAAAGGCAACGCCTTTAAAGCCGCCGCCCGGCTGGGCATCGGCAAAACCACCCTCTACCGCAAACTCAAAGAGTACGCGGCTGAGGATTCACACATCTAACCCTGATACCTGAAAGCTAATCTTGCCAGATAACCCACATTCCGTTCTCTCTGAAATTCTCGCCCGGCGCCAGCCTCTTGATGGTGAACAAGCCTTTCGCGACTGGCTCGCCGAGCTCTGCTCCAGCCTGATAGGCAAGCGAGTTGCCGAGGCTGTCGGCCTCGCGCCAACACGCCTCTCCCGCCTCATCCATGGCCGAGAAGCTATCAGCCCCGGCATCCTCGCCCGCTTCGGCTTCCATCGCGTGATCAGCGTCGCCTACGTGCCCGAGGAGCAGCCGTCAGTCGTCAGTGGTCAGTTGTCAGCACCGCCGCCCGAGGAGCAGCCATGAGCACCATCAGCGGCCCCGAGAGCGTGAATGTCAATTGGGCGCCACGGCTAACCCGGCCAGGCCTGCGCGGACGCCGCCGGATCAGGATGTGCTGGAACTTCCACCCCATCCCCCCCAGCGAACTGATCATGCTGCCCGGCCACTGGCGCTGCCGTGAATGTGGAACCGTGCAGCGCCGCTGGGTCTGGCTCTGCGCACCGCTCTCGCTTGAGGCCTGGGAGTGGCTGCTCTGGGGTTTGAAAAATTTGAAAGGAGTAATTCGATGTGTGAGTGCAAAATGACTGACCAAGCGATGTATCCTGACTGGCGAGAGATATGCGCCCGCCAGAACCGCCTCGACGCCACCGGCCTGCCGGAGCTTGGCATCTGCCGTGACCTCTTCGCCAGCCAGCCCGACTGGCCCAATGAGCCGCCCGTGAGCCCGGACCCGCTCGCCAACATCCTGCTCCATGAGCCGTGGGGCGAGTTCCTCGGCCGCCTGCTTGTCCAGACCAGCTACATCGCCCTGCTGATCGTCTGGGGTTTGATTCTCTGTCCACTGATCGGCTTGATCGCGCTGGCCTTCGCTTATATGCGCGATCACTGGCAAAGCGTCGCGCGCATCCTTCTCTGGACCGCGATCTTCTTCATCTGCCTGGCGCTGGCGCTCTAACCCATCCCACTGAAGCACGGAAAAGGAGAATTGATGATCTATCTCGCTTGGATTTTAGTCGCTGTTCTGTTCGTGTTGGTTATCTTCGCACTGCGCGAAGTAAGATGGGCCGAGCGCAGCAAACGGTACTGGGAAGCAGTCGAGACCGAGCAAGATAAGCGGGACGCATTGGCCGCGAAACGATTCAACAACGCTGTTCTCAACCGCGAGGATTGACAACCGGCAGCTGTTAGCTGTTCACGAAAGGAACCCATGCGCACCACTCCGTACCGCACCGTCCGCTGCCCGCAATGCCACGCCTCGCCTAACTCGCCCTGCCACGATCAGCAACGCCGCGTCATGCAGGGCGTCCACTTCCAGCGCATCACCTCCGGCCGCCGCGAGTTTGCCGCCGCCCTCCACCTGCTCTACGCGCCGCTCAATCCAGTGGTCAGACACCAGTTGACCATTGTCAGTTAAAGGAAAGTCGCCATGCAGCAGCAATTCGCTCTCGACTTCACGCAGACTATCCCGCCCGCCACCCAGGAGCGCATCGCCGCCGGAATGCGCCAGGCCGACGAACACGCCGACCCCCGCTGGCGCCACATCTTCGATGCCTGCGTTCTCGCCGCCGCCCGTAAGCGGCCGGAGATCACCAGCGACGATGTGCTCGCCGAGATCGAGGCGCTGCCCAACCCACCATCCACCCATAACCTCGCCGCCATCGGCCCGGCTATGAAGCGCGCGGCGCAGATGGGGCTGCTGATCTACTCTGACCGCGTGAAGCGCAGCGAGCGGCCAGAGAAACACGGCAACCGGCAGAATGTTTGGGTGAGTAAGCAATGGACCGGGATTTCAACCGCTCCATCAGCCAAAAAGTAACCCGGCAACCTGCGCAACAGGTACAAGGAGAGTTAAGGTGAAAGAGATAGGAATCCTGTTTACGCCCGACAACATCCGGGCAATCCGCGAACTCCGCAAGACGCAGACGCGGAGGGTAGTTCAACTCCCGTCCCACTTCAAATGTCCAGTGACGATGCAGAAATATCCACTTCCAGTGGACCTATGGAAACCCACCTCCTATGGCTCACAGGGAACCTTCCGTTTTGTTAAGGGCGAAAGAGTTACCGTTCCCGAATCACCGGGGATGTGGAATGACAAGGGAGCAACGCTGATCGGCGCTCCGTATGCGGTCGGCGACCGGCTCTACATCAAGGAAGGCATCATCCGGCACGCATCCATCCCGCAGCTTGTCGGGTACTACATGGACGGTTGCCGAGTTACAGAGCACTGGGAGAAGCGCGTGACGGCCATGTTCATGCCGAAATGGGCAGCGCGTACCTGGCTGGAGATCACGGACGTTCGCGCACAGCGGTTGCAGGACATCAGCGAAGCGGACGCCATGGATGAAGGAACTGGAGTCTGGTTTGAATCGCACAATCTCCATGAGGAGTGGGACGGCGACCCTGATCAGTATCGCAAGGGATACCGCGAACTCTGGGACTCCATCAACGCCAAGAAGCACCCGTGGGCCAATAATGACTGGGTGTGGGCAATCACATTCAGAAAGGTAACCCCATGACCCATTCCAATCCACGTGAAACCACGCTACTCGTCACCAGTTGCCTCGCGCTTCAGCGCGCCTACTGCCTCGCCATCGAGGCCCACTTCGGCCAGCTCGACAAGGCCGGCGAACCCTACCTATGGCACGTCCTGCGCGTCGGCTTCTCCCTGCTTCCCGACGTGGACGCGGCCCGGCTCGGCATCCTGCACGATGTGCTCGAAGACGCGGGCGAGATCGACACATCCTGCCTGCTTCTCGCCCTCAATGGCGACGAGGAACTTTATCAGGATCTGCTCGCGCTCACCCGCGGCGCCAGCGAGTCCTATGAAGACTACATCCAGCGCGTCAAGGCCCGCCCGCGCGCCGCCATCGTCAAACTCGCCGACCTCGACGACAATCTCAACCTCGGCCGCTACGAACTCGCCATCGCCCGCGGCGCTGAACCTGTTTTCATGGCGGCCTTGCGTGGGCGCTACATCACCGCCCGCGCCAGACTGCTTAGCTGAGGCTCTTTGCCGGCGCGACGGAGGGAGCAGGAACCTTCAGGCTCCTGACCTTTCAATTTCAACGGAATGCGTCAAATGCCACTTCCCGTTGCCTTTCGGCACACAGTGCTCAATGAGCCACGGCACTAAATCCTTTGACCATTGCGTGAGCGGTATCCAGCCACCAATGCACATGGCGTTCACGTCGAAGATTTGCGGCTCAGTATCGCCCTCCGAGCGGACAACCGCTACCCAATGAGTATGGCGATAGCGAACCCGCATAGGCACTCCCGGTTCCGTCCATGGCCCCTCCCACTGTACCCTTGCAAGTCCGTATGTGGGCCACTGTACGCCGCCCGGAGTGGCCTTCTGCATACGCCAATGAAGGCCGAGGCTGTTGAGGATGCTCCACATGAGCGTAGGATTCGTGTATCGCTTCGCCTCGAAATCCCCTAGATGTGGCCGCAGTTCAGACAGCGACAGACCACAAATGGCTGCAACCGCCGCTGGTCCGCAATTAAGGCCCCATTCGTCGGATGCTGCCTCGGCTTCGCTTATAGTGAATCGGAGCTTCATGACTTCATTTCTCCAATCAGGGGCTTTAGCCCTGGGCCGCATCCAAAGCTGTGAGTGGGTCTGTCGCCCAGCCGCGCCAGATCACCTCAGGCGGATGGAGTAAGTCGCGGAAGCGGCCACTCCACCTGCGGGCGGCCTTATCACTCCACCTGCAGGCGACCTTGTCCTGGGATAAAAAGAGTGTGGGGTCCAGGTCCAATCCTTCCGGCTTCACAAGCCTCTGGCCGCCCTCATACTCCAGCACTTCAAACCTTTCCAGGTTCGATGTATCGATCAGGTTCAACTCACCGACAATTTTCCCTATCATAATCCCCTCCAACTGACCACTGTACTCAATTCCATAGCCGGCAGAGCCGCTCGATGCCCACAATCGCGTTGCCCGGCATCTCCATATCCGACGAACTCTCCAGCAGCTCCTCGGCGGTGCGCGAGGCCTCGCAGAATTCCTCCGTCGACCGGAAATGGAATTGGCTTTTGTGCTTTCCCGCACCCATGTTGGCGCGCCACAGCACCGGCAACTTCTTTTCCGGCAGTTGCTCCGGCTTCGCCGCGCGCGGCTGTTTATTTCCTTGCTGCCGTGTGGATACGTCAGGATGCCGCGCGGCAGGGGGTCTGTGGGCTGGAGCGCCCAGGGAACCGTTCGACTCTGGACCCTCTCCTGTATGTGCTGTTATGCTGGCCGCGGTGGCCTTCGCCGCGCGCCGCAATCTCTCTTCCCGCGTGATGTTTCCCACTGTCTTGCTCCTCTCCGCCGGGGTCTCCGGCCCGCCAATCCCACGCTGAAGCGCAGGGCTTATTCGCTCGACTTGCTGACGGCTGCACGGTACTCCAGCGTCGCAATCAAAGCATAGATGCGTCTTGCCGCCGTTGGCGGTCACCAGGCCGGCGCAGTAGTGCCCGCGCGCCCGGCAATCGTCGCAAGCAGGAGTCGGCGCCGCGATCACCTGGCCCACCAGTCCTTCACCGCCGCCAGGCTGAATCCCGCCAGCGCCAGCAGCACAACTCCAACAACAAAAACCTGTTCAGCCATGGCTCACTCCGTTGCTGTGGTCAGTGATTTTAATTCGTAAAAGCGTTCCAAAAAGGCTTGCTCCGCATTTTGAGGAGACATGGGCGTCAGGATGCCGCGCGGCAGGGGTTCTGTGGGCTGGAGCGCCCAGGGAACCGACGGCTGCATCAGGTCGCGCTGCTCCCAGAGCATTATGTAATCGTCGGCAGCCTTGACCGCCGGCGGCTCCTCAAGCGGCAGCAGGTTGAATCGATCACAGACAGCGGCCATCACGCGCTGCTCAACCAGCCTGTATTCCGCGCCAAGTTTGCTGAATCTCTTGATGGGGCGCGGCAGATCAACCAGATAAGCCTCCGCGGCATCGTGGAGCAGGCCCCAGAGAGCAAGCCTCGGCTCTTGAAAGCAATCACTCACGCGCAGGGAGTGTTCGCCGACGCTGTAAAAGACGCGCACATGGCCGCCGAAGCGGCATTGCAGTGACAGCGCGTGCGCAATGTCCACGATAAATATCTCCTCGGACCGAGGATCGATGGGCCAAAACTGCCGCCCGGTGTAAGTCTGCATCCAATCGCCTTTACGCTTCATCTTCTGCCTCGCCTTCCCTGATCTCTATTCCCTGTTCCCTAACCTCTGTTTGCGCCATCAGCGGCGGCGTGCCGTTGATCTCGCGCAGATCCAGCCGCAGGCTTCGCTGGCCCACCAGCTTGGGATCCTTGCAGTCCTTGTGGCGCACCGACAGCACAGTGTAATGCTCATGCTTGTGAATCGCGCCCTTGCAGGCCTCGCAGCGCAGCCGCCCGTCCATAACTCGCGCCGCGCCGCGCGCCCGCCGTATCTCGAAGTTCCAGCCAAAGAGGTTCATCGGTCGTTCGCCTCCAGTGCACAGCCGTCATCTACCTGCTTACATCCGCCGGTTGTCATAGGTTCCTTGCGCGGCGCTGAGTTGTTTTGTCCAGAAAGTTTCCCAGCGCCGGCGCAAGCCTCTTCTTTCTCCTGGGCGGAGGTGCCCCAAGGTTGATCGGACGACAAAACAATAACTTCATTGAACATCGGCGCCGCCGCGCGGATGCGCTTCTCGGCGAGCGCGGCGTAGGGCGGCCATTCGTCTATGCCGATAAAGTTCATGCCTTCGAGCATGGCGGCAATGCCTGTCGTGCCCGATCCCATAAGGGCGTCCAGCACGGTTCCGCCGGGGCGCGTAACCAGGCGCACAAGATAGCGCATCAGGTCCAGCGGCTTGACGGTGGGGTGATTGTTGCCGCGCTCATGGACTCCTCGATTGCGCGGATTGTCGCCGCCGGGGTTTCCGTCCTTTCGAGAACCATCCGTTTTTTGGGGGGTAACATCGTAGCAGCCAGCCTCGCGCTCCGCTTTGTCAGCCTTGGCAGTGTAGAAGAAGCGGGCGGCGGTCCCCTTGTCACCGTAGGAAATCATTGGAGTCCCAGCTGACCGGCTTTCCGCGCCATAAGATGAGCCCGTGTTGCCTTTGTTTTCAGCGCCCGTCTCTCGCTTCACAGTGTTGCTTCCAGACTGCGACTCCGGAAACCGGCTCACCACTTCCTCGCTGCCGTCGTGGATCACGTTGGCCGGCCAGCGGCCAGAGGGATGCGGCTCTGTCTTGTATTCGGAGGCATCGGGCGACCCCACAAAAGTACGATCGGGATTGACAGTCTTATTGCTGCTTCCCCACACGCCATCCATCGGCCCCTCAACCCGGCAACCATCGATGTTCAGTGCCCCGGTGCCGTGCGCCAGCACGTTAGCTGCGACGGTTCCAATCAAAGGCTTCCGCGCCACGCAGATCGGCTCGTGCGCGGGCTTGAGCGCCGTTCCCCAGCCGGACCAGTGCTTGGCTTCGCCTGGAGTGAATCGTCCAAGTGCGTTCGTATTCGAGGAACCAACGCCCCCGGAAATCCTTGGCCGCTCCACCCCCGCCGCCTTGTCAATCGCCTTGCTCACGTCCAGCGACTTTGGAAAGCCGCTGCCATAAATCCACATGATCTGATCGCGCACCTCGAATCCGGCATCCTCAATGGCGCAGGCCATGCGGTGATAGGTGCGGCTTCCGCCAAAGCTGAGCAGGTATCCACCGGGCCGGAGTACGCGCAGACACTCACGCCACATCGGGACCGAGTAGGCAATGCCAGTGGAGTCCCACGCCTTGCCCATGAAGCCGAGTTCGTAGGGCGGATCGGTCACGATGGAGTCCACCGACGCCTCCGGCAGCTCGCGCAACCGCTCCAGCACGTCGCCGATCAGAATAGTTGCTTTCACTTGTGAACCTCTGACTGCTGACCGCTGACGGCTGATAGCGGACCATCGTCTTCCCTCTCCCACCACGTATCGATCATCACGCTGCCCATCCGCTTCTTTTCGCAGTGATCGCCCTCATGGCCGCGGCGCCGCGTGCAAGCCTTGTAAGGCCACACCGGCTGACGGTGGCCGCAGAGCGGGCCGGTGGGCTTCGCCGGCTCCTCAGACCACATCGTTGCGTTGCTGGTATTATTGCCCATCGTTCACCGTTGGCTGAAAGCGGATCCCTTTCCTCGGCCCTCTCTTGCGCTCGGTGGCGAGTTTGAGCATTTCCAGAATATGCGCCGGCTTGCCGCAATCGCAGACGCGAACGAAAACCCCGCCATCCAAACCCTCCTTCGATGAATTGCACTCCACCTGGGTTTTGTCAACCTTGTTGGCCACCGAGATTACTGGGTTGCCCATCCAGATCGGCCGGGGATCGCGGAGCGGGGCCAGCAGCTCCTCCGCCTCGGCAAGCTCGGTTACATAGATCAGCAGGCCTTCGGGCGGCGCGCCGGCATGTGTGGCATCATCGCCGGCCAGCCGTCGATGCAGCTCCGCCTTGTCAGAGACCGCGATGGCGATGTAGCCGGCGATCTGCAGCGCATAGCGTTTGATCGACGCCTGGTTAAAGTCGGCGCAGTAGATAAGAATCTTTTTCTTCGGTCTCATGAATTGAGTTCCTTCAGGCTGATCTTGCCGCCGTTTCGGTTAACTCCCATCTCAAGCCGGCTGGTTCCATGCCCGGCGCAGCTGGTAGCCGGCGGCGTCGAGCGCCGCCCCGGGCACGCCCATTGCGAGGGCGAAGCGGGCGAGTTCATCGGCGTCGGCAAAGGCGGCAATGCGGCCGTCCTCGGTTGAAGCCAGCGCCATGAGCGCCAGCGCATACGAACGGCGCCAGGCGGCCAGAGCAAAGGCAGGGTTGGAGTTGGCATCATAATCCTCGGTAAAAACCCTTTCGAGTAAAGCGTTGGCCATGGCGGCGCTCTCCGTAGGCCGCCCAGCGCAACAACGTGGGATCTAGACGGCCTGTGTCCTGCTTATCGGCGACCCGCTCAGAGAACTTGAGAAAAACTTTGAGCACAACCCAGGCGGCCAATAATAGCACGAATCCGATAAGGAGCACGTAACCTGCCATAACAGACCGCCTTGGGGTTAGAAAGAGTTAACAGCCATGTGGTCTGTGCTCTTCTTTCTGATTTCAGTGAGTCGCCAGTACAGTCCACACGGGCTGGTTTCCGGGCCTTCGAGGGTAAAGATCAGAGGCGCGCTCCAGCCCGGCTTGTACACCTCAATGTTAAGTCTCCAACGCATCATAACTCCTTGGTCGGTGGTCAGTTGTCAGTTGAAGTTTCATGACCTGGGCATCCGTGTTTGTAATCGAATCCCTCGCAAGGTTCGCCGAGCGGTAATTTCTCATGCCCTGCGGCCAATTCGTCCATTAGTGAATTCTTGAACTCAGCTACAGAAACATAGCGCGTTCCGTCGTTCTTCGTTATACTCTTCAGATTGCGGCGCGTTTCTGCTTCAGACCAATGCAGCATTCCGCGAACAGAAATACACATATGAGTGGTTGTGCTCATCCGCGCACCTCCGGAAAGGCCTTGTGCTCCACGCCGTCAAGCAGCGAGCCCGCGGCCTTCTTGCCGACTTTGTCCATTGCTTCCGCTTTTCCATCCCACCATTCGCCCTGCTGGCCCCATACACCATCCGGCCGCAAGAAGATGCCACCGCCCGTGTATTTATCCCTAACCGGCTCAGACTTCGTCGGGGCCCACTCGCCCCACTGTTTGAAGAAGAAGGCCGTGCCGGCCGCCGCGCACTGATCGCGCAGACTCCGCGCCCAGTCGGGGTGCATGGGACGCGCTCCGGGGCCGCTCTCGCCGCCAGCGATCACCCAGTCGAGACCACCAGGAGTTTCCCCATTGAAGTCATGCCAATCCCACCCTGCGTACTGACCGGCTTCTGGTAACCATCGGGCTGGCACATCGACCTTCCATAAATCCAACAACCCCAGCAACGGCTCGCAACTCACATACCGCACCGCCGCCGGCGTCTGAAGCAGCAAAGGTACGCGCTCATCCGCAGCAGTCTGATTCTCAGCCGTCACGCCCAGCCAGATGTTGGGAAGGGGCCAAGGCCGCTCGGAGCTATGGCGCCATTTCTCAGGATCGAGTCCCCCATACCCGCGCAAGGCGTTCACGAAGATAATCTCTCCGAGGCGGTTCCGTGCGGTAAGAATGTACGCCAGCATCCGCTCTGGCCGCTTGGTCAGCACCTGGAAGATATGCTGCGGGCAAAGCGCCATCACCGCGAAGATACGGTCCAGCATCTCATCCGTCACCCACTCGGCGAAGAGGTCCGACTGGTTCTCGACAAAGATTTTGCGCGGCTGTGCGGGATCACGGCCCACCACTTTTCCAGTTTCAGCGTCATAGAGCGGCCTACCTGGCTTCCACCCCAACGGCTGCAAAAGCACCTTCTCATCCACAAACGCCTCGACCAGATCGCGGCTACGCCGATCATAGGGCAGGCCGGTGCCGTTTCCCGGCAGGCAGCGGTGGTTATTGGTCTCCGCATAGCAGTGCTCGCAGCCAAGCCAGGGGACGTGTTCGCAGTGCTGGCCCACGTGGCCGGCCATCTTCTCCGCAATTGAAACCAGCGACGTATAACCTTTGGCGCGGGCGATCTCAGCCGCGTCCGCCTTCACCCTCACCCTGATCGGTGACCAGGTGCTATCCGTCCATTCAATGCCCGTCTTAGCTCCCATCAACTTCCCTCCAACGCCCGCCACAAGAATCCCCTGCGGCCCTCACCCCGGTTATTACCGGGTAAATACCTTATATAAATACCCGTAGTAGCAGTAGTTTCCTGTGGATAAGTGGAGATTCAAGCCAAACCGTTTATTGTGAGCAATTTTGACCACCCCCAGCCTGTGCATCCTTTTGTGGATAGTTTCTGCAAAATTGGAAAACTCCACCTTATCTCCCACGTTGCGGCCATCCTTTCCACACCTTCCACACCCCCCACCTATTCCCCCTGTGCATCCTTCGGATAACTCAGTACAAATACACCTATCTCTTACATTATTATAGGTTTTCAATCCCCTGTTTTTCCACACCCTCCAAGGCCGACTGCTTTTTCTCAACCCTTATATTCCAGCCGGTTTTAGGGGTCTTCTTGATGGTCAATCCGCTTTGAGATTGCCACCGGGAGACCGTGTTGCGATGCACTCCCATCCTGCGCGCCGCCACACACTGGTTTCCATTGGCACGAATCAACTCCGCCGCTAGCCACTCCCTGCGCCACATTTCCATGGCGATTTTGTAGGGGACCTTCCACTCGGTCAGGCGCCACACCACACTGCACAGCTTCTCTGTAATCTCCTCAACCTCGCCCACCACATGCCTCCATGCAGTTATCAGCCTATGCGGCCCTGGCCGCCATCCCGAGGCCCTCACAGCGACAATTACTCATCGCCGTGAGGGCTCAGCCTGCCCGCCGGCTACTCCTGCTCTTCTTCAGCCACAATCACGTCTACAACCTCCGCGGCGGCCGGCAAAGACTCTATCTGCTCGCTATGTCTCGCGGCTAGACGTTGCTGAGCGAGCGCAATGTAGTTTTGGCCGGCTGGGAGCTCCAGCACGCTCATCGGCGCCTGTATCTTTTGGCCCACCTTCCACCCCGTCACTTTCGGACTGCGCGGCGCGCGCGTCCTGACAGGCTTGACGGCCGCTTGCTGTGCGTGGAAGTCGCGCAGCCTGGACGGTGCGCTGGTCTTCATCTTGCTGGCCGTTTTCGCTGGAGTGCTGGCTGGCGATGCGGCCTTTCTCGCCTTCGCCCAGCGCTTCTTCTGCGCCGCGGCAATGCGCTTGCGGCCCTCCGGCGTAATCTGGCCTCTCTTCGCGGCGGCCGGCGCAACGGGTTTTTGCTGGGCCTTACCCGCCGGCTTCTTGCCGGACAGCTCTTTGCGCTGTTTAACTGCCGCCTGACGGCTGACCGTCGCCGCCGCCGCCGTCTGTTTCTCGCGGCTGGGGGGAGGCTCCTGCTCAGTTAACTCGTAGATCAGTTGCGCGGCGGCTTGCAGTTTTTGCCGGCGCTCATTCAGAGCGGCAATCTCCCTCTCCACTTTTCTGATGAGGCGATAGATGATCATTCCTTCTCCTTCTGTGTGTGGTTAGACTGTGAACAGCTTCCAGCTGTCAGCTCTCAGTTGACCGCTGCTTCCTGTTGATTACCGGTTTGCGATTGTGTTTCAGTTATAATTCCCCCTTGCCCGGTCCTCCTCGGCCAATGTATCCAGATCGGAGGCGGTTGGCAGACCGGCGACCTCCACCTCTTGCGCCCGCCAGGCCCGGCCTTTCTTTGGCGGGTAGACCCTGAAGCGTAGTTGCGCGCCCCTGTGCCACAGGTGCGTGGGCACTTCAGTCACCCGCACAAAGATATGTGGCTTCCCCGGGCCTATATAGATAAAGCCAAAGCCGCCATCTTTGATCGTGAGCAGCGTTCCGCTCATCCAGGCGCCCGCTTCAAAGGGAGGCTTCTTGCCTCCAGGCTCCAGCTTGCCCTCACCGCGCACACCATCGCTTTGCATTGTCATTCTCCGTCCTTCGCTTATGTGGTCTGCGCTTACCGGTTTTGGCTTTGCGGCGCAGACGCGGCCGCCGCCGGCGTGTAAACCGCCGCCTCGCTGGTCAGCACCAGGGCGGCAATTGACACCGCCTTCTCCAGCGCCACCCGCACCACCTTCACCGGGTCCACAATGCCACTCTCCATCAGATCCTCGTAGTGGCCCGTCGCCGCGTTCAATCCGTAACTGTCGCCCGGGGTGCTGTATTCAAGGCTTTTTTTCACCTCATCCAGCGCCACGTCAGGGCTGATGCCGGCGTTGGATGCAATCTGCCGCAGCGGGGCTTCAAGCGCCTCAATCACCACCTCAACGCCCATCCGCGCCGCCTGGCTCATCTTCCCCAATTCATATTCACGCGCCTTGATGGCCTGCGCCGCCTTCAGCAGCGTGATGCCGCCGCCCGGCACCACCCCCTCAGCCTTGGCCGCCTTGGCGCTGTTGACCGCATCCTGCACCCGCGCCTTCGTCTCATCCAGGGCTGTGCGCGTCAGGCCGCCCACATGCAAAATCACCACACCCTCGCTGAGCCGCGCAATCCGCTGCGAGAGCATCTCCTTCTCAAAGTCGTCATCGGTGGCCGCGCGCAGCGTGCGCAGCTCCTCGGCCCGCTGCCGCGCCGCCTCCACAATCTCATCCTTGCCTTTGGCGGCATGTTCCACGCCCACTTCAATCAGCTCTGTCCGGTCGGGATGCACCACCGCCAGCGCGCAACTTCCCAGCTCCTTCAGGCCAAAACGAGATAGAGCGTTGCCCATATCGGGCGAGTAGACCGTTGCCCCGGTCGCCTCGGCCAGATCCCGCAGGCACTCCTTGCGCCGCGCTCCCACCCCCGGCGCCGTCACCGCGCAGCTTTGCAGCGTGCCCCGCGCCACGTTATGCACCATCATCGTCAGCGCATCGCCAGCCACCTTCTCCGCCACCACCAGCAGCGGCCGCCCCGTCGGCGCCACACACTCCAGCAGCGGCAGCAGGTTCATCGGGCTGTTCGGCGTCCTCGGGTCCGCCTGCGCAACCTCCCGCTCGCTCAGCAGGATGTAAGGCCGCTCCAACACACAGTCAGCGCCCCGGTTCACAAAGGCCGGATGCACCCAGCCCGCATCCCACTGAAAGCCCTCGCGCAACTCTGAATGCGTCTCCCGCCCCAGCGCGTCATCGATGATGACCATGCCTTCCGGCCCCACCCGCTCCACCGCGTCGGCTATATGGCGCGCAATCTCCGCATCGCCGTGCAGGCTCACCGTAGCTGTTTGGGCAATCAGTTCCGGAGTGGCCTCTATCCGAGCCTCGGCAATGCGCTCCTGTGCCCACCCGGCAGCAACTTTCAGCCCTTCGGCCAGCTCCAGGCGATCCACCCCGCTGGCCACCAGCTGCATTCCCTTGTGCAGCATCGCCGCGGTCAGCACCACCGCCGTCGTGGTGCCGTCGCCAACGGCTTCATCGGTGGATGCCGCCACCTGCCGCAGCAGGCGCGCCCCGGCCGCCTCCAGCGGCTCCTCAGGCTCAATCTCCTTCACCACCGATACCCCATCCAGCGTCGCCCGCGGCGCCCCAAACGCACTGCAAATCAGAACGGGCCGGCCCTTGGGCCCCAATGTCGTCCGCACCGCCTCCGCCACCGTCATCACACCGCGCATCACCGCCTCGCGCGCCTCATTGCCCTTCGCTATCTTGTTTGACATGGTTCGCCTCGCTCCCTCTGTTCGGTTCGTTATCTGAAAGGGAATTATCCCTTTGACTCTCGTGAAAATTTATCGTTT